AAATATAGTAAAAAATATAGCAATTGGATTTGCATTAGTGTTCGCTGGGGCGGGGGCTGTATTATTTTATAAGAATAATATCGCAATGAATCCAGGAGAAACTTTATTAAAATATATGTCGTATGCAGAAGATGGAGAATATGATAACATTCTCCTAGAAGCTATATTAGTTGACGAAATATTTTCAGATGAAAACATGGTTTAGTAAAGATGAACAAAAATGGGTTAGTGATATTCCAAAAGTCTTTTGGTTAGGCATATATGATGCAAAAACTAAAGAAAAATTGTATAGCGATGATATTTTATACGAAGTAACTGAATTAATATTAGAAATATGTGGACAACCTTATAATGTTACACCTGTTAATTATAAAAAAGATTGTTCTAAATGTGAATTTGGTTATTATGAAATACCGTATACATGGATAGACTTAAAAGGAAAATACACTAAATATCCAGAATACTTTAAAAAGAAACAAAAGATTAAATAATTTATAATTATCTAAAGGGGCTGCATGGATTTGACTAGCAATTAGAGAGATAAGATAGGTTCATTGTGTGTTTAAATGGCAACACTATGTTTGTCACTGATTATTCTTGCGTAGCGTAAGAATATGATGCGTGCTAAATACGAAAGTTAGGGATACTCTTTAGTTCAACAGGTTAGAATCGTAATTTTATTACGGAATGTGGGTTCGAGTCCCACAAGAGTAACAATTAACTTATGTTTAATTTCTTAAAAGTAATCAGATGAAAAAGATGACTTTAAGCCAATTACACGGTAATCTAAAGACTTTCAGTAAAGAATTTATAGGAGCTGGAAGTAGAAATAGTGTAGTTGGATTGTATCGAAAACTTATTGAGTTAGGAGCAATTCCATCCAGTAAGGAAAAGGATAACAGTCTTATTAACTCTAAGCAAAAGATTGTTATTCTATGTGTTAACGATGGAATTAGGAGTAAATTCGCTCGTATCTCATTGCATGAAAGATCATGGTGGGATTATTGGCATAACAAAGCACACAAGCATTGTAAGCCAGCTTATATTACTTATAATGTACCAAAACAAATGAGTACAGTAATAAGTAACTTAAATATTAAAGAATTAGAAACCCTAATCCCAGAGTAATATGGAACTATCTTATTGGATTTATTTTAAACCAGGTGAAAAAGATAAGCTTAAACAGATTATCGATGAAAATCCTAATCCTTTAATGGCAAATATTGCTATTCAAGAGGAATTTGGTGTATCTCTCACCGAAGCTGAGAAAATTATTGAGGTGTATAACAATAAAATTAATAAAACATGTCATCAAGAATCATAACGCTTAATAAACCAGGTTTATATGTTGCAGAACACAATTCTACTGGTAAGCAATTTTTAGTAAGTATAGGTGGTGAATTACCTATGTTGCGTGTAATTAATATAATCAATTTATCTGATTTTGTTAGTGGTTTTTATGCTGATAATAAAGATAAACAAAAATTACAAGATGACATGGAAGCACATCCTAATACATACACTTATACTCCTATTCAAGTTAAATTAGAAAAAGAGTCTAAAGATGTAAAAGAAGATGTTCTTGATTTATCTAGATATTCAACATTAGTTGAAAATAAGGATAAATTATTAGGAATGGATGATAATATGGCAGTTATTACTATATGTAAAGATGAAAGTCTTGATGTAGCTATTGCCACTGAGATTTGGAAACAATTCAAATTATCATTACGACCGTGACTGCGGATGAAGTAAAAAAACATATTTACGATAAATCTGCAAAGCTATCACAGCAGTTTATTGACTTCATTAAACATGAAGGTGTTCCTAATTATTTATTACCATTATTTGACAATAATAGTGGTTATAGATGTGATTGGAACATAATAGGTGGAGAAGAAGCTAAAGAATATTTTAAACCTTATTATAAACCAATAAGTGATAAATTCATTCTTAGCTTAGAACAAAGAAAAAACGTACAAACTTGGTTATATAGAGTTAGTACTAAACTTTTTCTACCTGAATTGATGGTAGGAAGTCCTATCGCAACCGATAAAGTGCAGCTACGAATAGCTACATCTTTAATCGACAAATTAAATATTCCAAGACAATATCGAGATTATCTATTTGATAACACTATATATTGTTTTTGGATTCGTAAACGAGCATATAGTAATTTCTTTTGGCAAGAAATAGTACAGCTTCCGTTTGCGCCAGATTATCGTTTAAATATTAAGTATTAAATGATAATAGGGTAAGAGAGATTGGGTTCTCTCTTACTCACTAATCCGTAGGCCTATGAAAGAAGAAGAAAAAATTCTAATTGAAAAGGCGAAGCACGGTGATGAAAAGGCCTTTAAGCAATTATATGATAATTATTATCGTTTAATACGATATATTATATACGATGCAATAAAAGATGAAGAAGCAACAGCTGATTTATTATCTGTTACTTTTACTAAGGCCTTCAAACGTCTCGATTATTTTGTTGAAACTATTTCTTTTGAAGCATGGTTAAAAACTATTGCAGTAAATACAGTCATTGACTATATTAGAAAGAATAAGAATCAACAAGATAATATCTCTATAGATAATGAGGATAATACAATTCAAATATCTAGTGATAACGATCCCGAAACTGATTTAATTAAATCAGAGTCAATAGATATTCTTAGAGTTGCATTAACTCGACTTAGAGCCAAATATAGGAACCTTCTAGAACTCAGATATTTTGGTAATCTAAGTTATGAAGAGTTAAGTGCTGAGCTTGGTATACCGGTTGGAACTGTAAAGTCTGACTTAAACAAAGCTAAGCATAGACTCAAGTATTATTTTCAAAAAATTTCAAAAACTAACAAAACATGACAACATTCATTGTATCTATGCTAGTAATTATCGGTATTGTTGCAATTGCACGATATTACGGTAGTTCGTCAATGGCAAGCAATTTATTGCTTACTTTGGCATTTTCTGTTGTCGTGGGTCTTGGTATTCAATTTGCTACTAAGGGAAACCATAGTAAAAAAGAGAATACTAAGATTGAAAATTCCATTGCAGTTAGTAATCCTGTATCCACACAGTCTGTTTGTACAGTGTTGGAACCTGTAAAAACTAGCCATTCTGGGGCTGTGAGTCAGGTACAGGATTATAAAACTGTAGTAAAGGAGTTTCCACGATTAAATTCCAAAAAGCTTGCGTATACTGAACGCATAGCTCCCCCATTCCCAGATTCATCCTAGATGAATATAACGGGATCACATTATTAGCTTTATAAAATAATTTATTAACTTTTAATATTCGAAAAGGCGAATTAAACATTATCAAAATGGGAAATAATAAGAACAAAGGTCAGAAGACTGACGATAAAACAAAGAAAACTACTGCCGCTCCTGCGGCTGCACCGGCTGCACAAACTAAGAAAGAACAGCCGAAGACTGGATTAAAGGAAGATAAAACTCCTAAACCCGCAGCTCCTACAGCTCCTAAGAAAGAGGAAAAGGAGACAAAAAAGCCTACTACTGATGCTACTGGTACAGTAGAAAATGTAGCAGCAGAAGAAGTAAAGAAACCTGTAGCTTCTCCGTTAGAATCACCTAAAGTAGATTCCCTGATTTCACTTATGGGCCCTAATGATCTGATGGATGCGAATCATGCTGCAGAATTCTTATCGGCGCTTGAACGTCGTACTGCCCGGATGGATCGTAGTAAACCTATTACGATTCAGATGGAATCCATGCTGGATTACAATATGATGTGGTATGCTGTACGTTTGTCTGTACAATCATTTGCACAGAAACGTGAATGTAATATGCTTACGCCGAACGATGAACTTATTGTTCAGCAAGCTATTGATACAGCTGCATCTATGGGTGTTGCTCTTGAAGCTCATCCTACGGATGACCCTAATCAGATGCGTCTTGAGTTTAAGGATATTTCTCCTGAAACAAAAGCAGCAGCTGATGCAGAGAATGCCGCATCAGGTTTAGCTTCAACAGTTAGACCACCTAAACATGTAAAACTTACCGAAGAACAGATGAATCCCCTGAATTGGAAGAATGATGATGAAGCGAAAGCTGCAATCACTCAAGATCTTCAAGAATCAGGAGAAACTCCATCTAACAAATTCTTACGTATCTTGGGTAAAATCAAGACATATCGTGAGAATACTACGGAAGATCCCGTTCAGAAGGGAATCTGGAGTAGTGCTAACTTAGGAACTCTTGCAAAAGAGTATTTCAACATTATCGGTAAGAAAGGTATTGTTGTACTCTCTGGACTCATGTCTTCTACCACAACTTCGTTGAAGTTAGGTCAGACTATGATCTTTGCACATTCTCTCTTACGGAAGAATATGAAAGGTCTGAATGATCAAGATGTAGTAGACTTGATTAAAGCGTTTATTGAAGTAATGCACGCAGATCCTGCACAGCCTATCGAACAAGATCCTTGTGTAGTAAAGGGTATTTTGGCTCCAACTCGTGATACGTTTGTACGCATTGCGTTGCAAAAGCCGGCAGAAGATGAACTAATGGATTGGTTCAAGAAGATTATGGGACCGTTCTATGATATCTATAAAGATGAAGTAGGTTCTAAATCTGATGAAGATTTTGCTCTGAAAGCAGCAAACAAAATGATCGAAATACGTAATATGTATGTCGATAAAGAAGCTGCATTCCCGCTCTTTACAAAAGAAGATTTCAAGACTGTAATGGGTAAATAACCTATTATATCAAATGAAAGGTAAATTTGCTTATTTAGCAGTATTCGTTGTAGGTCTTATTATGTCCTACAATACTAACATTTTCAAACCCGAAAGTGTTACGGCAACAGAAACCATTAAAACGGTTCAGTTACCCCCAATTCCAGGTAATTTTAAACTTAACCTGGATTTAGAGACAGGTAAAAGTATCGTGGAAAGTAATATACCCGTTACAAGTACTGATATAACTGTCAATCACCCCACGAAAATCGTGGAAAAGGTAGTGTATAAAAAATCTAAACCCAAAGTAGTATATGAAACAAAAACTGAGGTACAAACGAGACCGGTAATGTTCACTCTACCAACTCCCCGCTCTCACAAATTTGTACCTGAGTATCCTAAAAGTGTAGAGAAATGAAGCAAAAAATAACTAAAACTAATATAGTATCATTAATTGGTATTATTTTATTCTACTTATTTTGTTTATTTTTTGCTTATTGTATTAGTGATTAACTATGTGCTTACCGTAGAATGGCATCGGGGAAAACGAGTCTCTCCCCCGTAGTAAGAAGCAGGGCATTATATATAGTGGTATTGTAGCTGTACACTCTAAAAGCAATAAGACAGCATATATATATTAGGAATATCAAAGGCCAAGAGGATTCGTATATATAGATAAGTAATACAGGATATGAGAATATGATAACAGCTAACACTGTGATTCAAAAGGTAATATGATAGCTTACTATGGATTTATTACTTTATCCGTGAAGAATTAGTAAGAAAATGGGATAGCGTGCTAAACCCATAAAATCTCAGAGAACCGTCTGGCGGAGATTTAAAAAACGCGATCTAGGTCAGCAGACACGAAGACAAATTCAGCAAAGGTATCGGCATCCTAAAGTAAATATAGTTATGAGATATATTTATGAGTGTATTGAAGTCTACACAAAGGAGAAACCTATGTCCGTGGGTACAATCATGTACGAAATCAAGAAGGGACTAAACACGAGTTGCCCCTTAGTAAATATCCAAAAGTTTACTAAGTTTTGACTCCTGACTAACGTTTCTGGGTGTGTCCAAAGCATCCATTCTGAATCTATTATTGGAAGATATAGATAAGATAAAAATGCTACTGTAGTGTTCTCTACAAGGTACCAAATGGTTTAAATTGGAACGTATGTTTAAATACATATAAAAGTAGGTATGAAGGCAGAGAGATTAATCGAGGGTGCTATTAGGTGCTACGTAAAGAAGTAAAACGGTACGATTCCGTAGTCTTTTACTCTAAGAAGTAAAGGATAATAGTTTGTATTATTACTTTAGAACATATGGCTGAGAGGCTATGATCCATACAATGAACTTTAAATTCATTAAATATAATAAGAATTCGAGACTTTTATTATATTTAAGTATGACAGATTATCCGGATTAGGTGCCAAACCTATACTTAATAGAACGATTAATACAAATGTGTCAGTGTTTGCTTCAAGTTATGACACAATAATATATGGAAAGAAGCAGGTTGTAAAACGTGTCCTATAACACTACTACAGAATAACGACACCTTTTAGCAAGGTGGTTACTTCGCAAGAAGTGAGAGGGATCTCAATAATTTACGTTATCGAAAAGTTAAATACGCCGGTAGAAACACCGTTACCTGAGAAGAAAGGTAGAAGTTCAATCAGATCTCAGTCGGCTTTCCGAGAGATAAAAGGCGAAAGTTGGGCTAATGTATAGTCAATGGGCTAAATTCAAGTCTGTTAATCCAGAGAAACGTAAATGTTATGACATTTACCTGAATCCAACGATTCATCACTGGCCCGAGAGTTAACGTCACTCTTAAATAAAAGCGTGGATAACATGTCTAACCTAAGTAGTGGCTACGCCCACGAAATAATAAATCCAGGGGAGTCCCCGCTAGGGATAGTAGAATCTGCTGTTGTATAGTAGTATATGTTTCCTGACTGCGTCCTTGGCAAGCCAACCGTTATTGCTAAATAAAACTAATAGAGTATATTGCGCAACAATATATGTTCATTAGAAAGCGTTTCATGAATCTTCATAGACTGGATACCTGTCGTGCGGAAAGAGTAGTGAAAAGTAGGTGGAAGTCCTCAATATTCGTGCTTGTAAAACAATCCTATGGACGGTTATATAATAATATATATTATTGTATGTAATTCCGTATAGGAAACTTAAAACCGTTGCTGCATTTGTAGGGCAGAACTAGTTAAGTAACGTTAGAAAACGACCGTATCTGTAACGGATTCGATAAAGTGGTAAGTATTAACTTCTGGGTAATCATAAGCTACATGACAGGCCAATCTGCATGTGCAACTGTCTTGCAAACAGTTACTTTGTATTTGTGATTACTTGCTGAGATTAACCCCGAGACGCCGGGAAATACTAAGTTAATATGATGAGCAATAGTTCCTTTCTCTTAAGCGTAAGAGAATTGTAAAATCTAAAGTAATGGTATTATAATATGTATATTAAATGTCTTAGATCTCATTAGTCTTAAGAAAAAGCTGTTCAGTATCAATAGTATGATAAGCTATTAATTTATTATATGTAGACACTCGTATAAGTAATATTAATTCTGGTATCCGAACTACTCTGTAGAAGCAAGGAATGCAGAAAGGAAGAGGAAGTATCTACCTTGATTTCGATGTAAGTAAATCATTAATATGAAGATTATGCGTTTAAAACGAAAATATTTATACTTTGTAAAGGATTGTACTTGAATGTACGTAGACGATTAGACACATCCTCTATATAATAAAATCTATACAAAGAGAGCAAAACTCGTTAATTTAAACTCATAAAATATGTAAATCAATTGTTTAACATCTCCGTAGGTGGAATCAACCACGGAATCAAAAAAGGAATTTAAAAATGGATAAATCAGTTATTTTGGCATCACAGTGTGGTGCATCATTAGGTAAATATATTCTCACTATAGAGAAGAACTCAGTAGATCCGAATTATTCACGGAAAGTACAGAACAATGAATTACGGACTAGTCAGCAGATTAATCTGTATTCAATTAAACCTATTAAGGTTAAAATGGCTCAGGAAGTAGAAAGTGCTGAAGGCACTAAATTTGTAGAGTATAACGGCGATTCGAAGTTACGGCTTCAGATTTCCGGTATTAACGACATTGCGGATATTATCCCGAAGCCCAACGCAGAAAGCGTAAAGAATGCGATTACTCGGTTCGAATCAACCGGTGAGATTACAATCTTTATTGATTATCCTCAGTTGACAAAAGAAATAGTTGCTCTGAATATGGAATCACGGGCTAAACTTACAGCGTTTGTCAACGAACAGATGCGGTTCATTAAAACATTTGAAACTGCAAACGAAACTGAAATTGCTGCTTGTAAGACGGCAATGGCCGCTGAAGGTATCGAAATTAACAATTATTTCGGATAAAGTAAACTATGAGTACGCCTTTAACGAAAGAAGCGTTCCTAGACCTTCAGCATATGTTTGCTGATAAAGACTTTATATCTTTGCTATTTATGGATGAGAAAGAAATAGCTAGATATATTCATGTCGAAAAAGACGGTAGTGTAACGTTAGGCAGAACAAAATACAAATTTATCAATAGACTCTTTAAAGATGAGAAAGTATTGAGTACTAATGATATTTGTTTACGGCTTATTAAAGTCATTACTGGAAAAGGAGGAACGCGAAACAATGAAGCTTTTGATTGTCTTGTAAAAGATTTTACTAAAGCTTTAGATAAAGGAGATTACTCCTATGCTATTACTCGGATATTTATTGGTTATCGTCTAGGATATCTAAACGATGTTGCAGCAATGCAAGCTTCTTCGGAAAAAGGTGAGGTAAGACTTCCGAATAAGCGAGTATTGGTACAAGATGGTTTCGGAGATTTCTATGCGATTAAAATAGGTAAGTATCCTAGTTAATTAAAGTTGACTATTCTAAAGTAATAAGAGTATCAAACATATAATAGCAGATGTAACGCAAACAATGTAGAAAATATAATTATTACTTTTCAAGATATATCAAAGGACTTGCAGATGTAAGTCAAGTCCTTTCTCTTATATCTTATAAGGCTATGATAATGTATCTGTAATGGATACTAAGTGAAGGAAAGCTTCAAGAATAAGACGAAGATGTCATATCGGGATGAACATAGCCACAAAGTACAGGTAGTTGATCATATTTAAGTATACTTTTATGTTTAATCAATTAAAATCAAAAGTATATGAAGAAAATTAAATCAACTGAAATTATTGAAAATCGTAAGAAGTATGACAAAGAGATTAAAAAGATGTGGAATATTATTCGTACTGAAAATTTGATCGATAAAAATGCTACACGAAATTACGATATGAAAGCTTTGTTGGATACAATTACAGAGATGTCCAATAATCGAATTCAGACCAAGCTGGATTCAATTGCTATTAATCTAGGTTTTAAGAGTCGTAAAGACTTTCCTAAAGAAAGTATTTATCCTATCATTTATACTCTATCTGAAAAGAATGAGTATTTAGTTCAGTTGGGATCTATTCCGACTATTAATCCTGGTTTAAAAGCTAAACTTGGTAAAAAGAAATTGTTTAAAACTGAAGAAATTACTGCAGATTATATTACTAAATTAAAGAATAAACTGCAGCTGGAAATCAATGCTCTGAAGAAGAAGCTTGAAGATTTCAACAGTAATGCTGAAATAGATATATCTACTGCATATATGTATTTAGCGGCATAAGGTAAACTGGTCTCCGTAAGTTATTTTGATATTTTTAAATTGTATACCTTCTTAAGTTAATAATTCTCTTCAAAATAACGAGTGGCAAGTGGGGTTCGAATCCCCGGAGACCAACAAGTCTCGAAATATTAATATTAACATTTTAAAAAGTAAAGTCATGAAAAAAGATATCAAATCTCAAACAATTGACAATTCTACCAAAAAATATCCGGTAGAAAGTAAAACATGGAAGTCTGATGTATATCAGGCTTTGAAATTAGGTTATAAAGTAGAAGCTTTAAACGAAGAGCAGGCTGAATATATCAAGAAGATTGAAACTAAGCTTGCAGAAAAGGCTGCAAAAGCCAAAGTAAAAGAAGAGGTGAAACAAACTCTTCTAAAAAAGATGTCAGATATAATGAAAGCTAAAAAAGCAGCAATTGTATCTACAGCTAATGATCTAGCTGATAGAATTATTCTTCGCGCTATCGAGAAAGAAGAGCAGAAGAAAAAATTCGATGAAGCCGACAAGAAAATTAAGGAGAAAGTCAAGAAGGACAAAATGGCAATAGCCGAAAAGAAACGTAAACGTAAAGCAGAATTACGTAATAAAACTATTCCTAGTCCTGAAGCTATAGCTAATGCTAAGAAACAACAAGATTTTCTTGCAAAAGCTCACGCCGCTAAACGTGAAGAGATTGAAGCTCGTCTCAATAAGAAAGAAGAATTTATGGATCAATCTGTAGAAGAATGGAGTAAGAAACGTGAAGAACGTATTAAACATAATACGGAACTTGCTCTTAAACGATTGCATCATAAAGAAATTAAACTCAAACGTACCACAAAAGCTGAAAGAATTGAAGCAATAAAAGCTAAAAAAGAAGCTGGTAAAGCAGCTTTTAATGCTGAAATGAAACGTCAAGCATCAGAAATTGCAGCAGACCGTCAAGGTTATGCTAATCGCGTAGAGAAACGTAGACGTACTGAAACAGAGCGTCTTGCAAGGATTGCAGAGCGTAGAAAACTACGTAAAGATAAGATTTTTACAGAACATCTTAAACAACAAAAGATTCAGCAATTGAATCTTAAACGTTTTATAGAGTCTGAAAAAGCTCGTCTAGCACGAAAAGAAGAAAAACGTGCTAAGTATCTTACTATGGGTGGAATAAAAGTTCCCAAAGTAAAGAACAATGTTGCTGTAGATAAAACTAGAGCAGAAGAATATATTAAAGTTGCTGAAACAAAGATGAAAGATGAAAAAGAACGTTATTTAATACGTATTGCATCAATTGCTTCATCAGAAATTATAAGTGATTCTGTTTGTGCATTCATTTGTAAACCAGAAGAACTTAACAAACGTATGAAAGAAGCTCATAACAAACACATGAAAGAAGAACCTGATACATATGTAGGTATTTATGCTTACTCTGGCATCGGTAAAGATCAGAAATGTATAAGTGAAATGCTAAACGATAAGTTTAAAGATCGTAGTAGACTTAATCCGAAAAGTGAAGCAGCATAATATACAACAGGGGTGCGTCTGTAACGCACAATCTAGCGGGATGGCGCAAAGGTAGCGCGTAGCTTTCACGAGGCTGAGGTTGGTAGTTCGAATCTATCTCCCGCAACTAATTAACCATAGTACTATGAAAATTAAAGGAAAAACTTGCATAGTCTTTGATATTGAAGTTTTAAAAAACGTATTTACTTGTACTTGTAAAAATACTGATACAAAACAAATAACAGTATTTGAAATATCTCCAAGAAGAATAGATATACAAGGATTAGTTACATTCTTTTATGAAGATTATTATTTTGTAGGTTATAATAATATACATTATGATAATCCTATACTAAACTATATCATAATGTTATATAGAGAACATTATTTTGATAGATATAGTACTAGAGAATTAACTGAGTCAGTATTTAGAATGAGTCAATTAGTAATTGATAAAAATTCTGATTTTGATTTATGGAAAGAGTATAAATACGCTAGAAACTTCTTATCAATAGATCTATTAACAATGCTATATTCTAAAGCTTTACGAGTATCTTTAAAAGAGATGCAAGTAACAATGCAATATAAGAATGTAGAAGAATTCGTAGTAGATTGGCATCAAGACCTTCCTGAAAAGGATATAGATAGATTAATATCATATAATATAAATGATGTAGAATCTACCGAAGAATTACTATATAGATGTAAAGATCTATTAGAATTGCGTATAGAAACTGAAAAAGATTTTGGATTACCTTGCTTAAGTTTAGATCGAGTAAATCTAGGAGATAGATTACTTCAATTAAAAGTAATGGAAAAGACAGGATTAAATAAGAAGCAATTAGAGAATATGAAATCTCCAGCTAACTATGTAGATCTTGAAAAAGTAATATTTCCTTGGATAAAATTTGAATCTCCAATATTGCAAAAAAAGTTAACTGATATGAAAAATCAGCATAATGTATCACCAGGTAGAAAAGGATATATAAATACTTTTATGTTTGGTGAAATGAAAGTAACTATTGGAGTAGGTGGAATTCATGGTGATAATGGTACTTGTATTATTAAACCAAATGAAGATGAATTATTATTAGATAGCGATGTTAACTCACTATACCCATCTCTTATGAGAATGTATCATCTTTATCCACCTAAGTTAAAGAATGTATTAGGACAAATATTTCCACAAATTATTGATGATCGATTAGAATTTAAGAGGACTGGTCAAAAAAACAAAAACGAAACATATAAATACATGTTAAATGGTGTATCAGGTAAAATGCAAGATGAAACATCTTGGTTATTTTCACCGTTTACTGTTATGCAAGTAAGAATTAATGGTCAATTATTACTTTTAATGCTCGCCGAAAGACTCCTAAAGTTAGGATGCAAATTATATCAGATTAATACTGATGGTATTCTATATAAGCTTAAAAAGTCTAAATATGAAGAATTACAGCAAGTATTAAAAGAATGGGAAAAGCTCACTATGCTTACTCTGGAAACTGAAGAATTTACTCAGTTTTATCAATTGGCAATTAATGATTATTTTGGAGTGGAACCTAATAATAAAATAAAAAAGAAAGGATTCTTTCTGACTGATATTGAATTAGGTAAAGGTTTAACTCCTAAAATTATACCTGAAGCAATTATAAATTACTTTGTACATAATATTCCAGTAGAAGATACAATTAAGTCTTGTAAAGATATATGTAAATTCTTACAAGCTGAAAAAACTGGTAAACAATGGACAGTTGAGTATAATGAACAAATTCAACAAAGAATTAATCGTTTCTATGTTAGTAATAGTGGATATTATTTATGGAAATGGAAATTAGATGATACTGGTAAAAAGTCTTATCAAATAATGTTAAAAGATCATGGAGTAAGATTACATAATAAATTTTATTCTGATGAAGATCTTCAATGGAAATACTCTCAAGGAGAAACATTCCAAAGTATTTATGATATAGATTATCAGTATTATATTAATCAATGTATAAAAGTAATTGAAAAACTAAAACCAAAGCAGTTAAATCTGTTTAATTTTGACGAATATTAACAAAAACTATCATACTCTAGAACAGATGAATTAAATTAATTCATTATGATACTAGAAATAGATACAAGTCTATTGAAAAAAATAGACAATCTTTCATTAAGTCAGCTAGTATTTTTAAATCTTGTATTAGACAATAATCAAAAATCTATCAAAGAGGTCAAAGACATCGTTAGCCAGGTCAGCGACAATGATATACAGGATTTAATCGACAGAGGATTTCTTATTAGAGAAGAAAAAGCTAAAAAAGTTTCTTATAAAGAAACTGAACTATTAGTAAACATTATTACTGGTAATGCGGATTTATTTGAAGAATTTAAGAAGCATTATCCTATAGTAGTAGTAAGACCTGATGGTACTAAAGGCTTTTTACAAGGTAATTCAAAGAAATGTAGAACATTATATAATAAAATAGTTAAAAATGATACTATTTTACATAATCATATCATTCAATGTCTAGAAAAAGAAGTATCTGACAAACTTATGAGTGGTAAGATAGGTTATATGAAAACTATGTGGAAATGGCTTACTAACTCTGAATGGGAAATTTATGAAGAACAAATTAATGAACCAATAAAAGATAATCTCTATGGAACAGAACTTATCTAGTCCCTTACCATACAAACATATATCTGTAGCCGCTGATGAAGCTGTTACCTATATAAAACAGCGTAAGAATCATGAAATTGAACCACTTAAAAGTAGATGGAATAAATTTAATTTTATGTGCTGTGGTGGTATTGAACCAGGATGTGTTTATACTATAGTAGGAGCTTCTGGTACTGGTAAATCATCATTTGTAAATACGCTTGAAACTGACTTAATTGAACTTAATCCTGATAAGGAATTAGTTGTATTATCATTTTCTTTTGAAATGCTCTCTAGTAGACAAGTAGGAAGAAAGCTATCTAATAAGTTGCGTCACACAACTTCAGAGCTATATAGTGCATCAGAAGATGTTTCTGATAGTTTACTACAGGATATTGAAAAAGAAGTAGAAGTTATTAAACAATATCCCATCTACTATGTAGATGAATCAGCTACAGTAAGTAAGATAGAAGATACTATAACTTATTTTCAAAATACGATTGCAAAAGATAAATGGCTTATCGTATTTCTAGATCATACATTATTGGTCGAAGGAAATGATACTAATGACGAGCGTAAAATTATAGCAGCATTAGAAAGAGTATTTATCAGAGCTAAGAAAGTTGGCAAAACAAGTATAATTCAACTTTCTCAAATGAATCGTAATATTGAAATGCCTGAAAGGATTATAAATCCATCAAGTCATTATCCTATGAGAAGTGACTTATCATCCTCAGATTCTGTATTTCAAGGTAGTGATGTTATAGCAGTTTTATCAAGACCTGAAACATTAGGTATTACTGCATACGGACCGTCACGATTACCTGTACAAAATAAAGTATATCTACATTTTTTAAAAGTTAGAGAAGGCAAATTAGCCATACTTGAATATGAGAACGATCTGCAATATAACAACTTAATTGAAGTAGATAGATCTGAGAATAAACCACAGTATTAATTTAATTTTGGCTAACATGACTACAACATTTTTGAATAAAAAGGGTAATAATAATAACTTTAACTTTAACACTTACGATTTCTTGAATCCGTATTACGAGAAGATCAGTAAGAAAAAAGATGATAATTATATTGATAATCTTCTGACAAAAGCCTTTAAGAATCTGGTTCCTTGGGCAAAGAAAGAAGATAAGAAAGATAGTATTTATATCATCTTCGGTGATGAACCGACGAAGAAATATACGTTTGAGAAGCCGAGTTTTACAATTACAAATATTTCTCCTACTTCTCTGAATCTGGAATGGAATAAAGCAGCTACACATTTGTTAGAATGTGCATATTATGCTAATAATCCTACTTATGATTTTATTATCTGTAATACACCGATTAAAATTCATGGTAATTATATTCAGGTAGGTTCGGAAATTATTCCGACATTTACCCGTTCTGATTTCTTTACAACTATGAAGAAAGAAGATCAGATTAACATTTATAATATTGCAGTAGAAATTAACGCTATTTTTACTGCGTAATTATTAACAAAACTTTTCAGATTCTTTCAAATTTTATCAAATTCTTTCGTAACTTATCAAACTATATCTGAAAAGGTAAAATTATCTTAATATGATAGTATTACCTACAGAAAAAGTAAAAGCAAAAGTAAATAATCCTAGATTTTTGATTATTTACGGTCGACCTAAAACTGGTAAAACTAGTTGTGTAGCAGCTCTGGAGAATAATTTAATTATTGATCTAGAGGGTGGCTCTGAATTCTTAGATGCATTGGCAGTACAAGCGAGAACTGTTAATGATTTTGCTGATATTGCAAATGCAATCAGAGAAAAGATCAAAGAAACAGGTAAAAAGCCCTATAAGTATATTACTATAGATAATGCTACACGACTAGAAGAGATATGTCTACCTTACGCAGGTACTCTCTATAAAGCTCAACCTCAAGGAAAATCTTGGCAAGGTACTGATGTTAGATTGCTTCCACAAGGAGCAGGATATCAATATATTAGACTTGCTGTAAGAAAAGTTATCGATATGTTTAAAGAACTTACTGATAACTTAATCCTTATTGGTCATACTAAGGATAAAATGATTAATAAGAATGGTGAGGATATGACAGAAATGTCCTTAGATCTTGTAGGTAAACTAGGAGATATTATATGTGGTGAAGCTGATGCAGTAGGTTTTATGTATCGAAAAGGTAATGAAACAATTATTAATTTCGATAGTAAAGATGAAACTACAAAAGGAGCAAGAGCACCACATTTGCGTGAGCAAAAAATAGTAATTGCAGAAAGCAATGAAAACAATGAATTAGTATTTCATTGGGACAGAATTTATTTACCAGAAGTTTAAGTTAACCAAAATTAAAGAATATGTATAGTTCCGAAAGAGCCAAGACTATTGTAAAGAAAGACGTAGCACACTTGTCAGCAGGTATTGAAGATAACGTAATGTTAACTGCAGTAAGATTTGATAAATCTATTAATGGTAATAGTTTTATTGAATTTAAGTTTGAAAAAGAAGGTAAATTGCTGACGCATACTGAGTGGGAACCTTCTAAGAGATCTGATGAAACTGAAGAAAGTTTTCAGAATAAATGTGATAATCAATTTTCAAGAATTGAACAAATTTTGAAATGTTATTATCCTAATGCTGAAGATCGTAAATTTATCGGTGAAAACTTCACTCAGTTTGCTCAATGGGTAACAGAAATGCTGAATAAAGCAGATTTGACTACTCCATTAAGAGTTAAAATTGTATATAATAATAGTGGTTATACTACACTACCAAAGTATGCAAAGTATACGTTTATTGAACCAATGTCCTTGGTAAACGAAAATAAATCTGTTATTGTAAAATTAGGTATCGATCAATTCGAGAAGCCTATTGTAGCAGATTTAGAAAAATCTAATCCAAGTCCTTTCTCTATGGGAAGTTCTATGGATGAAAATAATAGCGCCGATCCTAATGGATTGCCGTTTTAAGATATAAGCTATTCTGCAGATAGAACGAAGACTATACTACCTCTGACTTTTGTTATGTAAGTATACCAGATCGTAGGCTGGCACTGACCACACAGGGGGTATTGTTAAAGGTGGAGCAATGTCTAATGGTTAGATTCGTGGGGATCGTTACCCCACATTGCACTTATTTAAATTTATATCATATGTATGACTCTACAAAAATAAAACAGCAAGATACTCCTATTACTTTGGACTATATCTTATCAAAAGTCACAGAATATGATATTTATGCTAGATATATCGGACAATTTAAGATTGGTTTTATATATAATAGTCCATTTAGAGAAGATAAAAATCCTTCATTTGGAATATTCAGAAGTAGAAAATCAGGTAAATTACTATTTAAAGATCATGGAAATGGTGAATGTGGAGATGTTATTAAATTTGTAGAGCTTTATACAGGTTTAACAAATTATAATGACATATTAAACCGTATAGTAACTGATATGTCTATTACTAATAATACCAAACTTAAAAGTACAAAGCAATATGAATCTAAAGACACTGTAATAGGTGTTGTTAGACAAGATTGGACAGATGTTGATAAACAATATTGGTCACAATTTAGTATTACTAAGGAAACATTAATTAAATTTAATGTATCTAGTATAAAATATTATTTATGTGACGGTATTGTTAAAGGTATATATAAAGATAATAATCCTATGTATGCTTATAAAGTATATGATCATTTTAAGATTTATAGACCATTAGCAGATAAATATACTAAATGGCGTAATAATTTAGCTCCTTATGATATTCAAGGATATGAACAATTACCAGAAAAAGGTGATTTATTAATTATTACTAAGTCATTAAAAGATGTTATGTGTTTATATGAAATGGGATATACTGCAATATCACCATCTTCAGAAAGTACTTTTATATCAGACAAAGCGTTAAATCAGCTTAAGAGACGATTTAAGCGCATTTTAATTTGTTTTGATAGAGACGTTTCAGGTATTAAAAATATGCGTAAAATAAGCCTTAAAACAGGCTTAAATGGCTTTTTAGTTCATAAGAAATGGAAAGCTAAAGATATATCTGATGCAGTAAAACTAAACGGATTTGAAATTATTAAAAATTGGTTAAAAGAAACACTATGATATGGTTTACTTCAGATCTACATTTCTTTCATGATCGTATCTTAGAATTCCATCCAAAACGTAAAGAATTATTTGGAAATACTGTTGAAAAGGCTAAAGAAGCTATGATACAGTTATGGAATTCTAGAGTAAATAAGAAGGATACAGTATATATTCTTGGTGATTTAGCATTTGGTGAAGTAGAAGATAAAAGAAAACTATTTCAAAGACTAAATGGTAATAAAGTATTAATACTCGGTAATCATGATAAAATACCAGATCATTTAAAATGTTATTTTAATCATATTACTCAAATCAAGAATATTAAGTTTAAGAAATCTGTATATAATTTCTTATACAAAGATTTAGAAGTGATAATGTGTCATTTTCCAATGTTAAGTTGGGAACACAAAGATAAAGGATCTGTTATGATACATGGTCACTGTCATGGAAAAGTAGATCAAATAAATATAGATTCTAAAGAACTAAGAGTAGATGTAGGCATAGATGGAAATCTAGCTAACTATGATTTAATATCTTTAGAAAAACTTTCTAAACATTTAAAAAGAATAGAAAATGACAATAACAACATTTGAATTAGCACTAATTGTATTTATTTCTAATCTTGGTGCTACATTGGTCTGTGAAGGAATCGAAGCTATATTAGAAGCGTATGAAATCTATAAGAAGAAAAAGAAAGACCTCACAGAACAAAAAGGTTAAAAATGCTACACCTAATGTATATGATGGAATACAATTTAAATCACAATTAGAAACTTATGTTTATAAACAATTAAAGGCTCATAATCTCAAAGCAGAATATGAGCCTATTAAGTTTGAATTAATTCCATCATTTACGTTTTGTGGTAAAAAGATTCGTGCTATGACTTATACTCCAGATTTTGTTGGAGATAATTTTATTATCGAAGCTAAAGGAAGACCTAATGATGTATGGCCTTATAAATGGAAATGGTTTATGTGGTCATTATTAAATAAAGGTTTAGCTGATAAGTATAAGTTATTTGTAGTACACAATCATAAAGAAACAGATGAATGTATTAGACGAATTCAAGAACTATAAAAGAAAATTCATACAAATATCTCATAGAACTGCAATTTTAATGCATATATTTGAAAAAGCTGATGATGATTTTGAAGATATGATTCTAAGTGATCATAAAGAATATTGTAAACAAAATCATGGTATAGATATATACAAAGAAGCTGCAGATCAATTCTTTAAACAATTTGAAGGAAATGAATGTCTTATTTTCGTAGAATGTTTAAGAGATAAATGTAATGAAATGTTAACCGAACATGAACGAGAAGTTAAAAAACTTAAAAGTAGAAGAGATTAAATTTATTTCTACTAATACTTTCTTTAATGATAAATTTAACGAATATTTATTTATTAAAGATAAAACCAAAACTAGAAGAAAAGTAGGATATGAAAGTGACAGCAATTAGTGATATACATGGTAATCTTATTGATATAGAACCGTGTGATACACTATTAATTTGTGGAGATATTTCACCATTAGAAATTCAAAGAGACTATATACAAATGACTAAATGGTTCTTTAATGAATTTCAAGAGTGGATTATGAATCTACCTTGTGATAGAGTAATACTTACTCCAGGTAATCATGATTTTTGGTTTGAAAAAATGATTACTCAATCTCAGACATATTTATTTGATAAATTAACTATTTTAATTAATGGAGAAGTAAATATTTATTCAGGTGTAGATGATAAATACTACAAAATATTTGGTACGCCGTATTGTAAAGATTTTGGTTGTTGGGCATATATGCCTGGTAATACTATATTACCAAGTGTTTATAGTACTATCCCAAAAGATGTAGATATATTGATGTGTCATGATTCTCCCCAAGTAGGATATGTAGCAAATATTATGGAACATAAAAGTGAGACATACCCCAATGGTATACCAGCAGGTAATATCTACTTATTTGATGAAATAGTAGAGAAAAAGCCTAAATATGTATTATCTGGACACATTCATTCCGGAGATCACACATTACAAGAGTACGCAGGCACAAAATATGCTAATGTAAGCATATTAGATGAATCTTATTCGATTAAATACAAACCACTAACATTTGAATTATGAAAAATTACGAAAAGATTAACGTTAAGTTAGACGAACAGAATATGGTAGAAGAATTCAATCAGGTAGAATTAGATATTATGTTATCTTGCGATGAATATAATGATATGATGACTTACGCTAGTATAAATGCATATGAAAATCTAATTTTGTTTGAAGAATAATGGATACATCTATACCATATTATGAAGATCTTACTCGTATAAGTAATTCTAATATCGGATGGTTCTTAAAAAAAGGACCAAGATATCTTAAAGAAATGCTTGACGGAAAAGAAGGTCTAAAAGCTAGTTTTCTGGATAAAGGTACTATGATACATGAATATATTCTTCAACCAGAAGAATTTTGGAAAGATTATATTATATTGGACTTTGCAGTACCTAAAGTAAAGCAACAAAAGGATTTACTCGAATTCTACGCAAATGCAAAAATGGTAGACCCTCTTGCATCTGAAGATGACATATTACTTATGAGTTATAATTCTGCTTATAGTAATAATAAATCAATAGATAAAAGAATACAAGAAGCAAAAGAATTAGTAGAAACTTATCAAAATTACATAGAATACTTTAGAAATAAAGATTCTAAAAAAGTAATATCATTTGCAGATCTTAATATGTTAAAAACAATTAAGAAGAATATGGAAGATCATAAGAAAGCAAATGAATTATTATTTAACTATCCAGAAACATTTGAAGTTCATAATGAATTTCATATTAATTGGGAGTATCCTAATGCTTCTTCATTGGGAGATCTTCCATGTAAATCATTACTAGATAGAGTAATGATAGATCATACAAATAAAAAAATAATATTAGTGGATATAAAGACGACAGCTGATGTTTATAATTTCAAACACTCAGTAGAAGAATTTGATTATTGTCGTCAGTTAGCCTATTATTGGTTAGCTATCCATTGGTATTTTAAGAACGAACTAAAACTTAATATTGAAGAATATGAATACGAAACTTATATTGTTGCAGTACAATCTCATGATGGGTATGAAGTTAGAGTCTTTAAATTCAATTCTAAAGCAATTGAGGAAAGACTTGTAACCATAGATTATGCTATAAAACGAATTGCTTGGCATAAAAACAATAATCTATGGGATCATATGAAAGAATACTATGATGAAGATGGTGCTGAAATAATATGCTGATAGATAAATATACTAAACATAGTATATTTTCACTTCCTCAGATTTTCGGTGATATTTTAAGTAAACGTGACTTGGATGATAGTGAATTTGTTAACATGTACATGAATGATGTTAATAATCCACTTCTTTCAAGTCACGTTTTTTTAGTATTTCATAATATAAAACCTTATTTATTAAATACTTTAAAACAACATCATTTATTTCATTGTAGTTATACTATAACTATGAATAAGATTAAATATACAGTTCTAGCTTTTAATAGAGCTTATTGTATACATGTCATAACTAGAAAGATTGAGTACGGATTGTACAAATCACTTGGTTATGAAACAAAAATCAAGATATTGAATTTTTGGAATGCTGGAGTAAATGGTAAACTACATAAGTATTTGTTTGATGAAAATGCTAAAACGATAAAACCATTAAGTGAAAATATTACACTACAAGACACAATAAAGCCCCAATAGTATAATACTAAAGGGGCTTCTTATTGTTGCCTTTAAAAAATTTAGGGCCGTAGACTAAAAAATTGAAATCAAATTATCATAATATTCTAACTTTGATCTTGGATCTTTTGCTTCATATATACTTCTTAAAGGAGTTGCCTTAATTAAGGATCGTTGTAATCGGTTCAAACCTCTATATGGTCCTTTATTTATTTCTTCTGTAGGATCTTGCAAAGCCACTGTGGTTAAATCGCCCCAGCATTGTAATGTAGACCATGCAGCAGTAGGAGTATTAAGCATGTTAAACACTTCAATAGGCAATACATTACCACGAGTTTCCAAAGAGGCTCTTAATGTAAGATATGCAGCTTCCTGTTTCCACCAGTTATCTCTGTCTTCATCCGCCATAGCACGTATTATGGAAGAAATCAACCAAAAACCTAAAGTCGAAAATAAAAATTCATATGTAACTCTCTTTAAACAACCTTTTTCATAATCATCTAATTCATCATAATGATCTTTGTATAATTCTCTTAATTGATCTATTTTCTTTTGATCAAAGAAATGTTTCCTTAGAAAACTTATATTTTCTGCCCAATGTCTACCTAAATAAGAAAATGCAGCAGGTATTTGTGCTTCACTCCACATACCGGTAGAATAATTGAACTGTCTCTTAGTTAAGAATTTAGTTTGTAAATTAACCAATATAAAATTACGATAAATAAGTAATAACTGACCAATCAAAGTAGAATGTAATTTTGATTTATCTAAATCAGTTAACTGGGTATCAATCCTAGTAGCAATTTGTTTAGTAGTGTTCTTTATTTTATTTATAGTTCTTTCATCCACTATATTAGCATACTCTGGTTTTACTACTAATTGATTGTCTTTAACTTCAAAAGCATCAAAGAATGTAATATTTAACGCATTCCAGGCAGCTTTACCTTTCTTCCTATCTTTGAATTTTCTTAAAAATTGATTTTTATTTACAAATTTACCAGTTTCAGGATCATATTTATTGAAAAAAGCTACAGATAGAGCTAATTTACCTTTAGTAATAATATCGCTTATTTCATGACCAAAATACCAGTAATGTTGATTCAAAGCTCTGAGTAATCGAGACTGATTCAGTTTGTTAAATGTTTGTTCATTGTCTCTGACTACACCTAAAAATTCAAGATAACACAGTACCTTGTTTTTATTATTAGCTTTACCAATGTTCTTAATAGCATCTGCATAAGCTGGTAATAAAGTTTTAGTTGCTTTAGCAAGTTCCTCATTTCCAAAGTAAATACCAGACATTGCTTCCAATCTGTTTTGAATCTTGTTTGTAATCAAACCAGTTAAAATAACATTAAGATTCTGGGATATACCTTGTATTCTTGTATATGCCGCTAAGTTATTTACTAATTTATCAATACTTAATTTAACGTGTTTGCCTTTTGGTAGTTTTACATCAACTTCTTTAGCATCTTTTTCCATCCCATAAACAAAACGATCCATTAAGTCTTTCATTTTGTCATAAGTTTTACTTTCTACTCCAGATATTTTACCACCTTTTTTATCTTTAAAATCCATTCTACTAACGAAATCTAAAGCTAATTCTAATTCAGGAGCAGCTTCACTCATCTTTTCGTAGTTTACAGCCATTTTGTAGTAATGAATGATAGAACCTACTACATCGTTTGTAATTGCATCAGGATTATCCAGCATTTTAATATATCTGGTAGGTATTAATTTAACTAAAGATCCATCAGATCTTTTAGCGTTTTCTATCATATATCTATCATCATCGTCTTTTACTGTATATAAATCCTGTGCAGCATAAGCTATACCTTTTAAAAAGTTGTCTTTACTACGGATTTGGGTCCATGAACCCCCTTCAATTTGAGGTAATTTATATTTATTAGCATATCTCAGGAATCCAATTTTAGAATTAGCTAAGGCCATAACATCTACTAAAGCGTCATATAAGGTTTTCAATTTAGGATCACTAGTAATCTTTTTATAAGCGGCGCTATTATCAAAGTATTTGGGATTTGGTATTACAGTTTCACCACGATCTTCATACTTAGTAAATCTAGGATCATAGAATGGAGATTCCCTATCGATTTCTGCCCAAGATCTGTTAGGTATTCTTTCTACGTATTTTGATTTAAATTCATCCTTTGGAACTAATTTACGCCAGAAAGAAGCTGGTACAACGTCACCTCTAGAAGTGTATCTAGCATTTACAGAGAACCACGCATTAAATGCTGCTTCACCCTGTTTTTCCATACGTTCAAATTCTTCATAGAATTTAGGATTAATTTCCCATTTAGCTATCTCCATTACTCTAGATTTCTTTGATTTATCTCTATTGGCAATGGCTTCATCAGATATCATTACATCATATGTATTTATCATAGATTTAACGTTCTCAGGCATAGCATCAGTGTTGAATGTACCATCTTCTTTAGCATACAGTTTTAAAAGATTCTTTCTAGCATTTTCATATAATACTTGATTATCCGATTTAATTGGATTAGAGGATAGCATTTTAATATCTTCCCAGAATTCTTCTTTGATTCTTTCAACAGAATTTCTCTGTTCCCATTTCTTGAACAATTCTGGAGAAAGATTCTTTTTAGCAGCTGCTTTAGCTTTATTGTACTTTTCCATATTAGGTTTATAGTTCAACTTAGTTCTAAGCTTTTCATTATATTGCTGCATTTCTCTAGCTATTTCCAAATCTAAACCAGCTTTTGTAGTACCATTTGCATAAAATGGGTTTGCTAAATTACGTCTACTATTTTCTAATTCTTGTAATTTACCATAATCTTCATCAGATAATAATTCTCTATGTATATCACCATTTTCATCTCTAGTGTTATTAAGAAGCAAATTAATTTCCATATTAATTGTATCTCTTCTTGTTCTAGCTTCTTCACTAAGACTGTTTGTTAATTCATAATACTCTGGTACAAATCTACGAATACTATATTTAGCGTGCCATTTATTGTTCTCAGTATTCCAAGTTTTTAACTGTTCTTTATTTAGTAGACCTGGTACTTCTGATATATCTTTATCTCCAAAACCTAATTTATCTGCTAAATCTCTTTGATATTTAAAAAGCTTTTGATAATGTTCACCATAATTCAAATCTCTAGTCATAAATCCTGTTTTATGACCGTCTTTTGTTTTCTCATGAAAATAAGCCAATTTAGCTTTATCTACTTGATCTAATAGGTTTAATAGTTCTTTACCTTTGATTCTCTCTTCATCTGCCACGGCATTCTTAACAGCTATTATTTTATTCATCATAATTCTAACTAATTCACTATTAGAATACTGTGTACTACCTATCCATTGATCCCACAAGTTAATATCTAAATCGCCTTCTTCTAGAATGTTTTTCAATTGATCTACAGTATAAGAACCAGCTTTAGTAGCTTCTTTTATGAAATTATCTTTGGCAATTATATCAACAACGTTGTTAAAATTTCTAACGAGTTCAGCATAATTACTCATTATTCTTTTTAATGCTACTTTTGTGTCATTTATCAATTGTCCATTATTGAAATAATCAAAAGTAGTATCATCATCTAACATGTTCTGCAAATTAGTGGCAACGTTATTGTAAAATCCTATATAACCTTTTTTAATTAAATCTAATTCGGCATTAGAAATCTCATGATCATTACCATATTTAGCGGCTTCTTTTACTTTGGATAATATTCTTAAAGTTTCATCTAATGCAGAATTGATATCTTGATCCATGTAATCTATGAATTCTAAAGTAGCTTTATCATTTTCTAATTGATTTAATCTAAATTCTAAAGCTCTCAGTTCATCTAGTTTATTTGGATCTGTATATTTAGAATATTGGATGTCCTTCATTCTACGATGAATAGAAGACATTAATTTGTCATACGTATCATTCACAGCTTTTGGAGTTTCAACAACTTTTTGGTTGTGTATTTCTTTACCAAAGAAATAAGAATTACCCAATGTGCGACCAGATAAAAATGCTTTTGTGATTTCGTTTAAAGTGTCTTGTTTTTCATTAAATAATCCTTTTATCCAATTAAAAAATCTATTATACCATTTTAAAGCTTTAACAGAATTCTCACCTATTGCTTGCACTAAAACTTCTTCACTACCAAATTGTTTTATACCTCTTTGTACAATAGGCGCATTTCTAAACCAAGCAATGTAATGATGAGCATATTCGTGAGGTAAGGTGTCTTGATTTTCTAATGCAGCATTTAATAATACTCTACCAGCCATATATCCTTCTACTTGGGCTTGTCCCCTAAGATTAGGGTTTGTTAATGCATCTATTTCAATGTTTGGATATATCTCTCGCAGTAATAAAGCTAATTCTTTATTTCTACCAGTAGCGTTTTGAGTAGCAGCTTCTTGATTATAAATATTATTATCCTGAGTAGAGAATGTACCTTGATTATCTATTGATTTAATTTGATTTGAATTAAAAACCACAATTTGTTCTTGAGAACCTTCATAATCTGAAACATTAGTGGCAATTATACCATCGTTATCAGCTGACTTAAAATTTTCTAAGGTATTATAACCAATATTATTAAAATATTTTGGATTCTTTAGAGAAAGAAAAACAGGATATATATTATTCGAACTGTCTAATCCTATTTCATCACGCATATCTTGGTCAAAATTAGCATATGCTTGAGCTGTAGTTTTATTTGTAAACCATATTTTATTATTTTTAGGTTTAAATTCTTCAATTTTGTTAGGTATACCAGTGCCATGATACACTACTAAAGGTTCACCATTCTCGTCTACTACTTTGGATACACCAATATATTTATTTAAATAATCCTCAAAATATTGATTTTCATTTAAATATTCTACAGGTATCCCTGTAGTATTTGAAATTGTTTCATTTATTCCTTCTTTCCATAATTTAGATTCTTTTTCTTTTCCACCTCTTCCAATATTTCTTTTTATAAAGTCATCATCTTTTAAATTTATAATTCTATTAAAATCTTGTGGAAACATTTTAAGTAAATTATGTGGAGAAGCAAATAATATTTTACCTTCTTTTTTAGTTTTACTTTTTACTCTTTCCCATTCTTCTGTAAGAAACTCTACATAATCTGGATGGTTTTCTGGATAAATTAAATACTCATTTCTAGCTTTTTTATATTCTGGAGTTCCTTTAACAGTATTTGAATGATCTTCAATCCATTTGTCTCGTTTTTCATTGAACTCTACATCCCAATCGATGATTTTATCTTTATATTCACCAGATTCCAATGAGTATGTTTTACCAATTGCAGGGTGACCAAAAACGATATCACCAGGTTTTAATGGATTAACCCAATCCCCAAACCAGTCTTTAAAGCTCTCAGAGTAAGTTCTAGCCTTAGCTTGAATAGCAGCTACTCTATCACCATTATAATGCTCTAAAAGGTCTGAAAATAGCTTAGATGGCTCCCCATTGGGAGCCTTATCTAAACCATATCCATTGTTTTCTGAAAGAACATAATATGCAGCATTCTCACTACCTAATATTTCTGTATACTCTTTAAGTAAAGCTGCAACTTCTGGATTTTTAATATTTAAACACTGCATAATTATTCACATTCTTTTTTACGTTGTTTACCCATTTTATCTAATTCTTCTGTAGCAGAATCATTAGCTGCTTGTTTCAAATCAGCTGCAGTAGCAGATACAAATTCTTCATCTAAATCATAATCCTCTACTACTTGTTGTTTTGCTTTTTCTAAAGTCTGAACCATTACATAGTTCTTTGCTCTAGATACTGCCACATACTTCAATTCTTGTCTTACTTCTTGACCATTTTTATCATTAAACCCAAAAGTATTTATACTACTGTCGTTAATTAAAACTTTACTATAAGTACCACCTTGAGATTTATGAATTGTGTGAGCATATCCGTAATCAAACGATTTTCTAAGCTTTAATCTACCGTTAGCGTCTTTGATATCTCGCATAGTGTGAATTTTATTTTGTATCCTATTAATTTTTTCAACAACAGATCTAGCTGCAGTCGGATTTCCCTCAGCTAACAATTGCTTACGCATACTCCACAAGGTCTGTATATATTCTTGAACTTTTATGATATTTTCATCTGTTTCAAAATTAGATACTACATCAATAGTAAACGAAGAAGCAGAAGTATCTATTGCGTCTTTGAGAGTAACTTTATATCCTTCCATACTTATACTTTCTTTTCTGTCAGGATATGTTAAATCAATTTGAATAGTAGTGGGTTTAACACTTTGCACTACGTAGTCTCCACTATTCATTAATTTGTATTTCTTTCTTAAAGAATCGTATTCTCTATTAGAATAACCCATTACAAGTTCTCCTTCATACAGTTGTGCTGGTCTCCTACCATACAGAATTTGTCTTATTGCAGAGTTATAAGCTTCTACAGAAGCATTTGTTGCAGCCAAGACTCTAAAATATAGAGGATCTTGTGAATCTTTCATTTCTTTTAATGAAGTTTTAACAAATTCTCTAATTCTAGTTTTGTCTGATGAATATTCAACTCCTTGACCATTAGGAGCAATGTCTGTTTCATAGCTAAAGCCTTCCCCATTTCTTACTCTAGTAGATTCTTTTAATATAGGATTATCTCCAGTTCTTTCTACTTCGGTTAACTGCAATTGTGCACCATCATTTCTAAATACTTTAGATATATTATTTGCTTTTACCGGTCTTAATTGACTTTTATCCCCCACGAATATGATCTGAGCACCTTTTGCTGCAATTTGTTTAAGTAAGAAATCGTATAAACTATCTTGAATCATTGAAGCCTCATCAACTATAACTATTGAAGCATCTTCTATTTTAACAGCAGCTACTTGTTCAAATTTCAATTTGTGTAGATCAAATACATCTTCAGTAATGTCAAAATCAGGGCGTAATCCCAATAAACTTTGAAGTGTAACCACTTTTGCATTTGGGGTTTTCTGTCTAGTTACAGCGTTCGCTCTATGGGTTGGAGCTGAGAAAATAATATCTGCCTGTATTCTACGCTTCAAATATTCATTAAATATACCCATAATAGTAGTCTTACCTGTACCAGCATAACCAGACAAAGTAATAGATGTATCATCTCCATTAACAAATGCTTCTAACTCTTTCAAAGCAGATTTCTGTTGATCATTCAATTCAAAATCTAATTTAACCTCTAAACCGTCATCAAAAGTATATACATATTTATCTTGTATTTGCTTAGTTTCTTCAACAGCTTGTTTTACTTCTTCTACTTTAGGTAAAGCCTCTGTTAAACCTACTTGATTAGCATATTGTTGAAGTTCAGTAAACTGAGTAGGAGTTTCTGAAGGTTTTACTTCCATGTTAATGGTTTCTGAAGATTGTTCATCTGCAAATAGATTCTGTTGAGTAGGAGATTTAAAGGCACTTCTAATAGTTTCCCTTACTTGAGAATCAAACTCAGGAGACACTTTAGAACCACGATTACCAGCTACATTCAACGTATTGATGTTATTATCTACAAGCCACTGTGCCAGTTCTTGACTAGTTGGATTTAATAGAAATGGTTTATTATGCGCCTTAGCAAATCTTTGTGTTGCAATTCTACCAGCACTATCTTCATCTGTGCTAAAGTACACTGTTCCATCAGAATTAATGACATTTTGTTCAGTTCTTGGCAAATAGAATTCTTTACCTTTTTTACCAGCTTGTAATTCAGGAGCTATTTCAGTTACACCAAACTCTTGTAGACTAATATCTGGTCCATTCTCGGTGTAGTAGCCTGGAGTAGTAGTACCACCTGTTTCTAATCCTAACTCTCTACCTATTTCCAAACCTAAGCGATCTATACCTGTTTGACCACCAGATATTATCTTTGTAGTGGGAACTGTATTGGATTTTTCTGTTGTGGCTTGAATAGGAATTAGCTTATTAAATTCTTGTTCAAATACTATGTTATCAGGAATAGGTTCACTGCTAAACATATCCGCCATTTCTTGATTTGAATACGCATTCAAATTTTGTCCAGTACCAGAGTAAGCTACTAAAAATTCTTTATCTGGATTTTCTCTAGCGTACTCATACAAATTGTGAATTTGTTCTTTTATCTGTTCAGGAGTTCTTGAAGGATGTGTTCGTTTAGTTAAATCCTTAGTAACAATAGCATAAGACTGACCCTGAGGACCTTCTGGATTGCCATATTCAGCACCAAATTTATTTTTAGCAATTAGTGCTGCTCCTTTGCCGTGTCTACCCTGAGTATTACTGCCAAATACAAATATTTGATTTGGCTCTAGTGAATTTATCATCCCAGTGTAAGTTTTTCTAGATTTGGTAGATATCTGTCTTTTTGCACCATATTCAAAATTATCAAGATACTGCTGATAAGCTTCTTGAGATGCAGCTTCACCATTTCTTGATTGATAAGTCTTAGACCATTCTTGATAAGCTAAAGGTTCAGTATTCTGTAAGTCAACGTTTTCAGTAGCTACAGTCTGTAAAGCGTTTTCATTGAATTCTCCAGCTTGATTGAATATCTTAGTCTGTAAACTAGCTTTAACAGGAGTTAAATCTTGCACATATGTTATAGCCTTAGACGGAGTAAAATCTAAACCTGTAGGTACTACATTATTATAACCTACAGAAGATTTCTTAAAACCAAATTCAACAAGTACGTTACCCTTATAACTTAAACCTTTTTTATTAATTAATTGATATACTGGTACTTTATTTTCATCTATACCGATGTATTTGTATAAGAAAGTAGTTCTAGGATCATTATTCTTATCTAATTTAACTTTCTTGTAAAGATAATGTATAGGATTACCAGCTTCATTATAACCTACAATGCCCCTAAATTTACTAGATTCATCATAGATTATAGACGGTATCTCAACTTGTTCTCCTTTCTTATTGGTTACAAACAATCCACTATCATCGTGAGCTACAGGTCTGTATACTGCTCTACCTTCTTCTTCAATAGTTTCATAGCTAGAATCCAATTTGTAGTATTCAATAGCAGGAACTACATGATCATTCCACCACAGATTTTTAATTACCTCTTGTAAATCTATTTGGGATATAACATTTTCAGGATGTTTTTCCAATTCTCTAATATAATCAAAATACCCTATTTCTTCTCTTATGGAGTTAGGAACATATCTAAATATATTATTTTTACCAAAAGCATCTCCAGAAGTGTAGAAAGAATATATTGCAAGATCTTTAGCAAATTCTCTTACTTCTTTATAATCACTTTCGTAAAGTTCTTCCCAAGCACGAATTATTTCATTTTCTAAATTATTATCACCACTCTTATTTGGTTTATATGCAATGAAATCAGGTCCTTGTAATTCTGCATCATCTTCTTTAGGTCTGCTAAAGATATTGTTAATCAACACATTTGAAAAACTACCATCACTCCCAAGTAATGAAGGGTATTTGCCTTGTAATATATCGGATTTAAGTCTATCTAATCTTCTAGAAATACTATCCTTACCAAGTAGCATACCACGGAATCCCATTTGATTATCTTTAACGTACTGATTAAAGAATTTAGTCTTATAGGATATCTCCATTGCTCTAGTGATATTGTTAATATAGGTATCATCACTTACCGCATAGCCTTTAGTATAATATTCGATTAATGATCGTAAAGTTTCAAATTCTGGAGTAAGTCTAATCATAATATTCTGGAATGCATTTCTAGGAAATACTAATCCATCAATCATTTTCTTACCTAAGAACGTATTAGTAAACACTTTTAAAGGATTGTTGAAAACAGCCTGTTCAGTCATATACTGTTTCCATTTATCCAAGAATGCACTTTGTAAACCAAAGTTATTACCAAATCTCTTAGTATCGATCTGAGATAAGTTAGTTAATTCTGACAAACTCTTAGAAAATGGAGTTAATTCTTCATAAGCCTTAAGAATTAATAACTGATTATAGTACCAATCAAAAGTTTCGGTTTTCTGCAATTGTTTTCTAAGATGTGATACAGTAAACATAGTTTTTCTTTGATTGGTACCTACACCTTTATCCTTAAGATAGTTTAAAAGATTCTCTTTCTTACCGTCAGATAACTCTTTTGCTTTCTTATAATAATCATTCCAAACTTTAGTAAATGCTAACCTTTCAGGATTTTTACCAGCAGGTATTTCAACGCCGTAAAAACCAGAATATTTATCATATTCAGTTGCATAATCTTTTAATATCTGTTGAGGTAAGAAATAGAATGTACTTTCACCTTTACCACTTCTAATTAAGAAGTTAGTCATGTTAAAAGTTAATTTACGTACATTCAAACGAATAATATACGGGTCTTTAGCTACGTCTACGTGAGCATTAATCAAAGCAGATAACCAGTCTAAAACATTGATCTTATTTGTATCTTCACTTTGAATGTGATGCAAATCACGTATACCATAATCGCTCAATACTTTATTTGGTTTGAAATTCAATTTAACTAATTGAGTTAATACTTGATGAGCATTAGCTAATGCAAACGGACCAATACCAAACTTACCACCATTCAACTCAGCTTTAGTCCTACTCTGGAATGCTGGAGTAGAGAAATATAATTGAGATTTACTAGTTCTCTTACCTTGACCAGTTAATTTATCAACATCTTTAAGAATCTTATCCTTTAAATAATCTGTTACAGTATCGAGAGGCTGTCTAGCTTCTGCAAAGTTCATAGGATTACTAATCACTGACAAGTACATGTCAAGAAGCATGTTCTCATTTGCTTCTCTACTATTTGCTTCAAAATCAGTTTTACCATTATATCTTTCATAAGCTTTTCTTACTACAGTTTCATCATCCAAACCAGTAGCTTTTAATCTTTGAACATACTGGTCTTTTGTTTCGAATTTGATTCTATTACCATTATTATCGTAGTTATATCTAGCAACAAATAGTTTATCGATATCAAAGTCTGAACCAGTCAAAGCAGTAAATTCATCAGGAAGAGTAATAGTATCACCAATCTGTTCAGGATAAACGTCTATCACTTTTAAAGCCGCTGTAGAAGCTTGACCCTGTGCAGGGATACGATAACCCATCGCTATTGCCTTTGTATCTGGACCAATTATATCATGTTTTACTAACCAGTTTTTAGCTTGACTGAAAGTCATTTTATCATAATTAGGTATGATGTGTTTCAATAAGTTAATTGATATAACACAATCCATACTACCATCATTATTAACAAAATTAAGCTTTCTTACATTGTTGATATCAGATGTTACAGCTAATCTGTTATACAAAATAGAAGACATCTGAATAAACATACCACCAGGTAGATTGGTATCTACTATGGCTTTGTTCAACATTGATATAAGACCACTTTCAATCCAAGAGTTATCAGACAAACCTGAAATAGGAGCATTAGTATTGCCATCTTCTACAGTAAGACCATTCAAAACATTATCGTTCATATTTGAATTTTCTGCTTTTCTCTTAAGAATGTTGGCAAACTTAACAATACTAGCTTGTGGATTATTGGCATCAATACCGAAGTCTTTTTCTATACTCTTTCTACCAAATTCAGTAATAGCATTATGTGCTCCATTGAAGTTATCAATAACTTCCTGTCCTGAGTAAGATACACCATCGGGAGTGGTATACTTCCAGGCTGTTCTAATATTACCCATAGCTGCTTTCTGAGCTTGAGATACAAACATCTGTCTATCCGCATGATGGGGATCTGTTACTAACTGACGTCTAAAGTTAACTAAAGATTGCTTATGGGTAGGCATGTTCATTAAACCTTCTACATCTACCTTAGTATTTGATTTATCTGTATAGATCTTAGATTTAACTTCTTCAACTCTTTGACCAACCTTAACTGCAGATTCAAACGCAAGCATGTGTATGTTTCTGGCTTGCATTACTTTTAATACTTCTCCCATATCCCCTGTAGAGAATATTCTATGAACTGGGAACATAGCCATTTTGTCAAATACAGGTATGTCTCTTTTTGCATTTATATCATAATGATCTCCGAAATACATTAACTTCAAAGGTTTTAATGTAACGGCTAACGCTTCATTATAAGTATCTGCATCAGCTTCATAATCTGTTTCGGGGTTATTTAATATATCAAAAGCTTTAGCTACTTCGGGAGTCCACCCATCAATTCTTCTTACTAATTCTTTATAGAATTCAGGAGAGATAAGTACAGTAGCATCTGTTTGGTTTACTTTGGTATAACCACCAAATTTACTATCAACTACAAGATTAGCAGCGTCTTCAACGTCTTGAGGTAATGCTTCACCACTCTCATACATAGCAAGAGCTTCTTCTTGAGTCATGTCATGCATTTCCTGTAACAGTCTTACTGCAGCTGATTTTTTAGCAAATTCATTAATTCTATCAAGCTGTCTACTAGGTATTACATTGTCGGATAAAGTACCTACATTAACTTCAGTTAAGTTTGATAACTCATTACCTTCTCCGTAATCTATTCTGGGAGTAACACCAGTTGATAATACTTCACGAAGACGTTTAATTTTGTCTACAGGATCTTTATAATATGCAGGATCTTTAATAAATAACTTCTCAAATTCTATTACTGAGGATATAGTATTAGCAAAATAATTTGCCATCAATTCAGTAGCAGCTAACTCTTTGCTATATTTTGAGACTTCTTGACGTTTTTTATAGTGATTTTCTGCATCATCTAATGCCTTTTGAGGAAGTGCTAAACTCTTTACACTAGCAAAATCTTTGCCATTCCAATCAATGATACCTATTTCCTTTGCATAATCTAATTCATCTTTAAAGGCATCTGTTAAATACTCATTCATTAACAAAGCTTTATCAGAATTACTCATCTTAGCCCAAGAAGCTTTTATCTGATCTACTATAGATAATGCTAAATCATTACCACCAATATCTTCAGCAAGTTTAAGAGCTTCATTGAAGTCAGAGAAGTCATCTACAAATTCAATGCCCCCTAAAGTAGGTTGTTCTTTCAATTTAAAGAATCCATTGAAATATCTAAACCTGTAACCATTTCTATTACCAGTATCATAGTTTTTTACTTTTTGTTCCTTTGTCAGATTACCTTCATTCTTATAGTTGAATTCAATAGTATCTAATTCAGTTTCAAAGTAATTAATAAATCTAGTTAATACTTTGGCATTAAATTTAACTTGATTATTAGTAGTATCTAAAGGTTGATTGAAATTATTGATAGCTGTACCATGTAAAGTATTATATGTCTGAGAGTCACCCATAGTAGGTAAAATAATTCTACCTTTTTGCGTGAGTGTCATTTTAGCAATATAATCTTCCAATGGTGAAATTTCTGTATATTTACGCCCTTTATCACCACTACCCTGTTCCTTGAAATAAACCAAAGTTTCAACACCTATTTTACCAGATGTAGTAGGATTATTATAAAGATTTGTAAGTAAATAAGAACCTTTAAAGTAATTAGGATTAGCATTATTACCAGTATTATACAATACTTTAGTAAGAGCTTCTACTGTGACTGGATCGTTATCAAGATTCTGAACCATATCTGTCAAATAGTTATGATCAGATATGGGGTATAACAACTTACCATCAGTAGATAATACGGACAACTCATCTGAATTAGGATGTGTCATACCATAAGTCTCAGACAATCTGCCTAAGAATTTAGAATCATCATAGTATCTGCTGATATGTCTATTAAATGTACCGGGTACATTGCCAGATGGTTCAATCTTCAGTACATCTTTTAACTTGTTGCTGAATAAGAATGATAAACCAGCATTACTACCATCAGTAAACAGGTTTACTAATTGTTCTGCAGTATTTGAATCATAGTATTCTTTAATCAGAAATGAGTTTAATGTAGCCATATCCACAGATATACCTGCTCTACTCAAAAGTGATAATATATGTTCCTTTATTTTGATGACATTGGCTTCTACGTACTCTTTATAAGTCTGGCCATTCTTAAGCTTAGCATTTGGTTTATTCTTATAATTCTTGAGTAGATTATCAATCTTGTGATAATCATCTAATAATAATTCTACATTAGTTTTATTATCAGTAGTTTTCAATGTATAACTATCACCATCAAAATTTATTAACTCAGTCATTCTAAGTAAACCATAGTTCCAACCTTCGATTATATTCTTAGAAATCTTATTTGCATTCTCATCCTTTACATACAAGTTAGTCTGATCATTACCATTAGTATTCTCAATCTTTTCAGACAAGATGCCAATAAGTTTATGTTTAGCTTTTCTAAAGGTATTTCTAAATTGTGTCTGTAAATTCTCTCTAGCTATTACTTGGGCTTCTGATTCTCCTGGAACGGTCTTTGATATTTTATACAATTCTCTGTATAATGTGTCAAAGATAGGTAATGATTTTGCACATTTAGCACATTTATTCATCATACCTTCAAATGTGTTCTCTGAATGCAATTCATTGATTATAGTATTCCATGTAGAATCAAAATCAACCATAAGAGGTAATCCTGTAACAGGACTCAATACAGTTCTAGTTTTCTGTACTTTTGTAATAGTGCCATCTTCTTTTTTAACATCTGCCTCATAGAATTCTCTTTTGGGCATAGTAGCAATGAAGATCTTAATAGATGCCAAAGCATTATCTTTTACTGAGGTTTCTAATGACTCACGAATATAAGTAGCCATTTGATCTCCTACGGCTGAACCTTCGGCTTTTTCATCTATTTCCTGATCAATATTTTCTTGTTTATCTATAGCTCGGATTTGATATTCGTTCAGTTTCCTAATAATTGTTGGTAAGAATACACTATCAAAGGTTTCATATATTTCTTTTCTAGCCTCCCCTTGTTCTTTGGTAATCTTTCCATTTTCTACAAGTTTATCTGTTAATGAAGGTTCTAATGCGCTCTTTAACAAGCTGTAATTTAAACCTGTTAAATCATCTCGCATCTTTATGTTATTCAAAGTAAATAAAGAAGCAACTAATGAATTAACACTTTCTTTAAATTGTGTATTTGTGATATTCTTGAAATTGTGACCACCCAGTTTAAATGGAGCTCCCGCACCTTTATAAGCATTTAAGAACTCCTGTACAGCTGCAGAATTCTGTTTAGATCTACTATAATATCCTGTATTGATCCTATCAAAGATGTTGTCAATAGTAGTATCAGTTCTCCAAACCCACTTACTAATAAAGTTTTTAATTGCTTTCCAAGCTCTTTTGATGATGTTTAAATCTGGTTCAACTTTATTCAGCATGTACTGCCTAAAGTCTTCTGCAAGAGCTTCTTCAATGTCTTTATCAGTACCGATTAAACCAGTTCTATTTCTATAAGCTTCGTATATCTTACGACGTTCTTTAGGTGAAATAGTCAACAGTGATATTCTATGATACGCTTCATGATATAAAGTACCAGTTTCTGCACCCTTCCACAGTAATGTAGAATCCTGTCTAACAAGACCCATAGCGTACACATTATTACCTAGTGATATAGCATCATCTACTATTGTAAGAGAATCGCTTTGGAAACCTAATTTCTTTTTGAACCATTCTATTTCCTCGTTAGACACCTCTTTAGTTACTTTACCAGTAAGACGTCTCATAGGAATATCAATGTCGTCGTCTTCTATAGCAAATGGGTCAATTGTGCCATTCTTGGTAATTTCATTAATCTTTTTTGATTCTTCTGTTAATTCTTCTGGCTCTACTGCAGGAGTACCTGTAGGAATATTGGCTACGTTTTCAACCTTATTTTTAGTTTCTTCAATTGCCTTATCACTTTCTACTTTCTTAGATATAGTTTGAATATCGTCCGCATAAGCAAAAGAATCTTTGAACAATTGATCTTGTAAATCACTCTGGATTAAATCGTTTGTAACAAACAAACCCATTGTATACAAAGGGGTATGTTTTGTATTACCTAAGAAATCCTCTCTACGTAATATTACGCCAGGAATAGCGTCTTCCCATATATAAGAACTGTTTTTTGTAAACGCTTCTTTTAAGGAAGGTAAAGCATCACCTATAGGACTAAAGAAATTTTCTCTATTAGCTCTCCAGTGGAATCTCATCAAATCGTTAATAAGATCTTCCTTATCTTGAGAAGACATATTACCTACAGGATAAGATTTTTCTCCTACTACAAGATCACCTTTTTCATTTACATAAAGCTGTTTCTTTTTCATCCAATTGAAAGTAGGAATATTGGATGTAACTCTGGTTTTATCACCAAAGCGAACCATAAAGTCAATCAATTCCCCAGCTACAATCTCTGTATTTTTGTAGTAAGACTCAGGAGAAGCTCCATAATTCAAAAGCAAATCTGCAAGAAACTCAGCTTGTTTTCTATCAAATCTTTGTAAATTAACTTGTACTGGTATTTCTGAATTATTGAGTGTACTAGATTTAGGGGGATAAATAAACAGTTGACCACTACCGCCAGTACCATTCAATATTTCACCACCAGCACCAAGAATCAGACTGTCAGAAATAATACCATTACTAATACCAAAGGTTACATTTTCTGGAGTAATATCATACATATTGCTCGGAAAAGCAAAACCTTTTACTTCTTGTACAGGTCTAAATACCGCTTTCTGACCATTTCTATTTACATTATATCTACCTCTAGTTCTACTGATAGTACTCGGTACAATAGTTTCATTTTCTGTCTTATTTTCAATAGCAGTAATGATTGCGTTTCTAAAAGATTTTAAGTCATTTATAGAAATCTCATTAGCTTGTTCAATTGTATTAATATCTTCTACTGTAGCTCTATCGCGAATACCTGCAACATCTGCATCAAATTTAGTTCTAGCTCCTTTGGGAGTTTTAAGTGCTAAAGCGTATTTACCAGTAGGATGTTCTACACTTAATATGATAGAAGCACTATCATATGTAGCTTTATTACCTTTTTTATATGGCTCACTACCTTTTTCAGTGTAAGATTCATTAATAATAAATTCACAGAAACTGTCTGTAAAGAAATTAGGATCTTTGATTCTTTCTGCTAATTCTTTACCAGACTTGTAACCTGGTAATATAGGAGTAGTAGAATCTGGTGAGAAGAATAGTGTGTGTGATACAGTGTCTTTGGCTAATTCTTCTATTTCTAAAGAATCTTCATATTCTCTAGACTCAGAATCCATATCCGTTTTATTATCATATTTCTGTTCAGTAGCTAATTTCTTTTTAGCCTGTTCAACTTTTTGTTCTACAGTAATATCTGGAGTAATAGTATCTACTGTTTGCGATACCTTTTTATCTTCATCTGTAGCAGCAGCTAAAGGATCTGCATCAGCATTAGCAGCTGCTCTCAAATCTTTATCTGTAGCAAAAGCAAACTCTTCATCCTCTTCTTCAACATCTTCTACTACTGGAGCTTTTGTCTTACTTTCTTCTGCAATCCTTTTACGTTCTGCTTCAAATTCTGCAGCTAATTCTTCCAAACTCTTTGTAGGAAATTCTTCATCATGTTTAGTTGCTGGTTCTGTTTTTTCTTCAGGCTGCGTTTTAGGTGTTGCTTCAGGAGCAGTAGGTTCTGGTGCAGGTATTTCTGTGTTTACTTTGGATTTTGCTCTAGAATCCATTACAGGAGATTGTGGTTTTTCAACTTCTTCTCTTTGTACTCCTGGAGCAATTTTACTTGCTGCTACAGTTTCATTGTTATCTGTACCATTATTAGCTACTTCTTTTTCTGTAGAAGCTACATCCTGTTCAACAATCTGTTTAGCGTTATCTTCTGCTATTCTACTAGATTCGTCAGAATTGTTCAGATAATTCTCAATCCTTTTTTTGATATTGTTTAATACCTTTTTCTTTGATTTGTCTGTAGCTTTATCAAAACTAGTAAGCTTGCCGTTTTCCAAAGTATTACCGAAAATCTCATTCATTTTATGCTCTGATACTAAAGCGTCATATTGAGCTAACATTAAGTTTGCATAGCTATCTACTCCTGTTTGCATAATATGAGGAGCTGCTACGAAATCTGTATTAAACTTTGTATCAGCAGCTACTTGAGCTAATTGACTATCAATATTTTTAATGGCTTTAGGTATAGTTTTTAAAATAGATTTAGCTACAGAATTATCACCATTAGTAATACCAAATTTAGATTTACCATCTTCTGCTGGAGCTTCAATTGCATTTTTTAATTCCTGCAGAGCTTCTTTCTGTACATTCAGTTTAGTTAAAGTAATAGCTGCCAATTTTTCTTCTGGAGTATAATTACTTAATAGAGTATCTTCAGAAAGATCTGCATATAATTTATTATCGGCTTCTTGGGCTGATTTTGCATTGTTTACAGCCTCTTGTAAATCTAATTGAGCCATGTGCTGTAAACCAATTAAAGTATTGTATTCTGTAGTACCTGCAGAATAACCTAATTGTTTACCAATGCTTTTAGTAGTTTTAGATTTAGCTAAATTAAATATATTGTTTGCAGTTTTGATTTCAGCATTTATGTCTTCCTCAGTAAGACCATCAGGCATATGATATTTAAAGTTCTCTAATACTTCAAGTACACTATCTTTGTAATTGAGCATAGATTTTGATGCTTTATCAGCATATGTTACTGCTTTATTCATAGCATCTTTCTTAGCTATATTATCTGCTACCATATCTCTAACAAAAGTATTGGCAACAAAGTCTTTACGCATATCAATACCAGCATGATACGCAGTAGTAGGACCACCTAAGTACATACCTAATGCGAAACCACCCTTTACATCATTCCAGAATTGAGGATCATTGGCTAATTCTGATTCAGTATCTATTCCTGATAAAATTTTTGCAGTACGGTAATTAGCTTCGGCTAACCCAAGTAATGATGAAAATACACCAGAAGAATCTTTATCGTACTGATTGTGAATATAATCGTAATCAAATATATCCTGATTACCTTCTTCAAAAGCTTCACCAGTAGCAGCAAAACCCATACGAGCTAGAGCTTTAGCACCCTTGCTCAACATATTCATTTTGGGACTATTGTAAGCTAATCTAGCATTAAATCCGGTGTAAGCATCAATAAGCTTATTATAATTCTTAGTAGCAGTATCAGATAATTTAACTAAAGGCTTTAATGCGCTAGCTATAGGTTTAGTTATAATTTTACCCATAGCTTTACCTAATGGGGCAAATATCAAAGCTGATTGTGCAGCATCCATTGCAGACAAAGCCATGTTATTATTGTAAACATTTTCTAAGCCATTATCTGCTGAATCTTTTAAAGAGTTTAGAACTTCATCGGAGATTTTAATCTCTCCAGATAAAGTTCTATCTATAATTTCATCATCTGAAATCTTTGTAACATCTATATTAGGATTCTGTTGTTTCAATTGATCTCTACCCATTTGAACATAGTCTTGGATAGATACACCTTTACTTTCAAGATCTTTTTCAATCTTAGAACGATATGCTCCATATACTTGCGCCAATGATTCTCTATGTCTACTATAGATATTACCTGCTAAACTTAGTGCTGTAGCAGCAATAGCTGAGCTCCAACCAATAAGATTAGATGCTGCACCAATACCAGGAACTGCATTCAAAGCGCCAGTAGTAGCATAATGTCTACCAAGATATAAAGCACCTGTTGCTAATGCGTCAGCTACATAGGATTCAACAGTAGACATTGATGAACCTGTTAAACCAGGTCCGGCGTATAATACATAATCAGAATCATAGAAAGGCTTATCTTGAGCTTTCTGTTCTTTTATTTGAAATCTAGCAGAAGGTTTGTATCTTTCAGATCTAGATGTGATAGAATCATAATAATCTTGAATGCTCTTATTTACTTCGGATTGTTCGTTTACCCACCAATCTCTTACCCCATTTAAGTATTCAATTCTCTTATCAACATCTGTACCTTCTGAATCATTGTACTTTGCTAATATTGCGTTATACTTTTCAGAATTGGCTTCTAAATTGTTTTTAAGAATTTCATATTGCTGTAAGGTATTTTGATATTCTTGAGAGCTCTTATCCATAGTAGGTAAGACGCTTTCAAGATTCAAAAGCATTTTCTTATCATTTAAATATTGTAATTCATAATCAATATCTTCAATAACAGGATTAATGTCTTTTACTAATTTAGCTCTTTCAGACATCAGATTAATTTGATCTCTATTATTAGCAAAAGTAGTCCAAGCATCCCTTAAATAACTCTTATCCTTTAGTGTTTCTTCTGGAGTTTCTTTATTTAACAGATACGCATATTCATAATCATCTAATGGAGTTGTTTCTAAGTTCCTATCATAACCCGTTTTAATATTAGTGATAGGAGAATACTGAGCATTGACCGTATCCATAGCCTTACCTAATAAGGCTGCTTTGCTAGGTGTATTGTCAGTAGGATATTGACCTAATATAGATTTTTCCATATATTATTTTAATAAACTGTTTATTAAACTATCATAAGCATCAGTAAATGATTGCTCATAATTATCATTCTGTAATTTTGAACCACCATGAATATCATTAACTTCCTGATCAAATGTCATTCTAGTCATACCATATGGATCAATTGGCTCCATTGTATCAAATGTAAAATATTCACCAGTTAATGGTACATTCCCACCATAAGCATCATCGTAATCTTTTTTATCAATGGGTTTGACATTTAAGCCTGTTTCTGCAGATATACCCATCGAATTACTAACCATAGATTTAAAGCTATCTACATCATAACCAGCATTCTTAATAGCTTGTAAAGGTATTCTCACACTCGCTCTTTGCATTAATTGAGGAATACCATCCACTACTGATGACATGATTCTACCTCTAGGAGTTTTGATAACGTCTTTGAATACTCCAGATTTTAAATCTTCTGCGAAGTTTCTTTCTAATCCATTTGTAGTTTCTACATTGTATTTAATAGAAGGAACCTTCATGATTTTACTTACAAAATCAGTAGCTAATATTAAACCACTTGTGTCTGGTGTAACATATCCTTTAGTTACTGAACCACCTAAATTAATATCAATTTCATTAGAACTCTTAACTTTATTGTAACTATTAAGAATCATACCAGAAGAAGGGTAGGTAATATCGTTCAGTACTCTAGTAGCTGCATCGTAATATTGAGGTAATTTATCAGCTCTTACTCCAGTTTTAGGAAATATTTCTCCAGCTTTGGTTGCAAACAGGTTAGCAATATCATTAGCAGTTGCATCTGACATTTCTTTTTCATAATCCTTTACTAAGGAATTATATTCTTCTGGAGTAATATTACCAGACATTAAGGCTGATGCGGCTTCTTGGAATTTATTAATTACAAATCTAGTTTGTGAATATATTGGACTATTTTCTAACTGACGTTTTTCAAATACTACTGCGTCATTATACAGCTTTTTATAAGCGTCAGGGTAATCTACAGATTCTTTTTCTGTACCTTTCTTCTTTAATTTAGCGGTTTCTAATGCTTGCTTATATTTCAACGCTTGCATAGCATAAGGATCTACGGTGGGATTTTTACGAATGTATTCTTGATTATCTGTATAAGCTCTTTGCATGAAAGCATTAGCTGCATCTTCTTCTGTTGATCCAGGATGATTTCTCATCCACGTTTGCATATGCATTTGCGCTTGTGGAGTAGATAATATTCCACTTCTATTAGCGTCCAGTATGTCTTTAATTTGCTGTCCTGTAACACCGGTCCAAATAAATTCACCGTCTCTACCGAGATAGCTATCCTTCAAATTATTTACATATTCATTAGTTAAGTCTTTTATAGAAGAATAAGCTAAAGGAACTTCATTAAATAATCCTGAAGTAGTAGTATCCCAGTTAGTAAAATCTCTATCGTGCCATAGTGGATTATATTTGTCGTGCAACATTAAAGTTTGAACTTGCTTTGCATATTCATCGAAATTGGCAGCATTCTGTTTTAATGCAGAAAGTTTAGCTCTATCTACATTATTTATTGCAGATTGTAGAGCCATTTGCCATTCCATACTTTTTATTGCTTCTGGATTCTTAGCAGCTTGATCAATAATCGGAAGTACTTTACCTCTAGTTTCTGCATCCCACGTTTGCATATCTTTCATAGACCTAGAACGAAATTCAGCCCACGTATTTGCAGCAGTTCTATAATCTGCTAAAGCTTTGTCAACTCTTTCATTTGCCTGCTTACCCAATGTATATAATTGTTCAAAAGGGATTGGAACATAGGTATCTATAAATTGAGCTTGTGCAGGATTGTCATATCTATTTACTGCCATAATTATACTGTTAAACTATCAACTAAACTATTTACTGTACCGTATCTTAAGAAATTCTGTAAGTAAGGTAATATCTGACGATCTCTACGTGCCTGATTACGCATCTTTTCTTTAGTCTGAGACCATTGACCCAATTGACCAGCAGCAGTGGCACCAAAGTTTCTTGCAGCAGCTCTATTACGAGCGTTTAAGTCATTAGTAAGTACAGTATTCTGTACATATTGTTGACCTAAATTGTTCATCATATTTGCGTATTCACCTAAATATTGATTATTAGCATTATCTCTATTGGCATATACTGAAGTATTCTGAGCATATTCCCCAGTAGCTAATTGATTTCCATATGCTAAATTCATACCAGTATTAGGATTAAGTCTAGCCATGTTGTTACGAGCAATTGCTCTAGATCTTCTATTAGCCGCAAGAGTAGGCTCTATGTTAAGTCTACGACTAGCCATAGCTCTATTAATAGCTCCAGAGTAAGGATTAAGAACTTGATCTTCTATTTCAGGTCTACGTCTACTTTGAATCCAATTATATAGTATAGGAGATAAACCAGACAGACTATCAAATGATGGTTTGTCTTTTGTATTGGAACGTTTAGGAGCCGCTGGAAGTCCTGCATTAATTTTTTCTGCAGTAGGTTTATTGGCTACTATACCCAAAGATGGTGCTTGTAATAATTCTGGAACAGGCGCTTTAAGAAATACTTCGTCGGGTTTATTGATAGGAATTTTAGATTTTGCAGTACCTGTTTTAACTGTATTTGTAGATTTTGATACAGCAACTGCACCAGGCAATGATACTTCAGGGAAGTCATATATAGGTTCATTTACACCTACAGGTATTGTCTCCACAGTAATAGGGTTTACGCCTTGTGTAGGTACAGCTTCTCCATAAGGAGCTGCAGTCATACTAGAATTAGTAGAATTCCAATACTTTCTACTACCTAAACCACCTCGTTGATTTAAACTATTTACGTCGAATGCTTCATTCATTGCACTATTGGCAGTTGTAGCTTCTGCTGGTTCTGTAAAGAACTTTTTTAAAGCATCAGCATAAATACCAAAAGCTTCACCACTCAATAAAGGTATTTCTTTACCCAGTTTTCTAGATTTACCATCGGCATATGCCGGTATTCCCTTTACTTTGGGTTTAATACCTTTCTTAGCTTTAACTGCTTCTTGTTCTGTAAGCAATTGTTCATACATCGCATTTGCATTCATCTGATTTAACTTATCAGCATTACGAGCAAATCTATCTTTTCCTTTACTTCCTTTAGTCATATTAACTAATTTTTTACCTTCTTGCGCAAATGTTTTGTTTGTACCAGGTCTTTTGATCTTATCAGATAGAACAGATTCAAGATTAGAAGCATCTATCAAATGATTGTCTGTACCTGGTTTACTATTAGGTACTTGTTCAATATTACCAAAGTCATCTCTTATTACTTCATTATTATCTACATAAGCCAAATCTGGTAATATACCACCATTTTCAAAAGTATAAGCTAAAGAATTATCATCCCAATATTTTTGTTCAAGTGTGGCTGCGTTACCTTTTCCCATTGCTATTTCTTTAGCATTTGCTTTAATACGCTTCTGTTTATTAATTGCATTCTTTCTAAAGATAGCTGATACAAGGTTTCCAACACCACCTACAACTCCACCTACCGCTGTACCAATACCAGGAAGAATAACAGAACCTACAGAAGCACCTTTGGCAGCACCTCCTAGAGTACTGCCAGCAATATCTGCACCAGATCCTTCTTCTGTAAAGCCTTGTAAACCAGCTCCCAATATAGAAGCAACCTCTAAACCTTGATCTATACCAAAAGCGTAAGCTGGAACTTTCTTTTTATTTATTTTCTTTTTCATATTATATCAATGAATATCTGTATGCTGTACTAATATAAGGAACTTTAAACGTATTACCACCATTGCAATCATATTTGTAATGACAGATTAAATATTTCCCTTTCATTCTATCTCTATAAGATTTGTTTACTAACTCTTCAGCCTCATTTAATTCTCTACTACTGCGAGGGATACAGAATTTATAAGTATCTTCTCTATAATCTATATCATCCTGAGTAAGAGTAAAGCTAGTTTGTCTTTTAGTTTCAAAGTAGATGTTATCAAAGTTAGTATTGTAAGTAAAGTCACCACCATATTCAACATTATCAAATGTTTTAGTTTGAGGATATTTATCATTTACTATAAATCTAACATAAGATACTTTATCTTTACCTGTAAACATATCTAATTCATTACCTGAATTATACTTATATACAGATAAATTCTTGTATATCATTAATTTATCTGTAAATTCAGCATACCAATCAGGTCTATAAGTATAGAATGAAGTAAAAGCTCCAACTTGTTCATTAAACACTAAAGTCTTATCTTCTAGAGTAAGAAGAACTTCATTGTATTTTTTATCATATACAGATATAGGATCATTTGTAATTATGTCCTTATTATCGTGTAAATAAGATTGTACACCTTTTAATTTAGATACAGTACGTAATTGATTATCAAAACCACATATTTCATTTCTATCAGCATCATACCAATATACTGTACTATCTGATTGTGTTGCAGTTCTTAATTGATTCTCTTTAGAACCATTCTTAGTAGTAAAGTAATCAAACCTAGTTAATACACCTCCTGTACCTAACGTAAGTGCACCTGCATTATTATCTTGGATAAGAGAACGTTCATTTACAGCAAGTGTGCCAAAAGCGTCAGTTTGCCAGAACAACAAGTTATTCTTAAACAGCTTTAAGTTATTTATAGAACCAAATCTAGTATCGACATCTAAGTAATTAGCAACTCTAAATTTAGTCCACGAATCTGTTACTTCTAAGTTAGTCTTAGGTTCTGAATTCATTACTCTGGTATCTGTATGTAAATTATCTATACTATAGATTGATTTACTAACATAGTTTTTAGCTCTGGGTTGAGCAGAATAAGCATCATTATAAGCATATAATGGCGTATTCTGAACATATATAGAACCTACTTGTACTATATCATTCTCTACAAAGTGATTTGCATAGCCTGTACCAGATTCATAAGTCTTAGCTGTACCTACTGTATCTGTTCTTAATGAAAGGTTGATAGAAGATTCTAATGGTATATAAGCACCATTATATGCTCTAATTCTTTCATTATCTGGTTGTTCGTAATTATCACTAGCATTGTGGTATGCAAACATGCAGTTAGCATAATCTAATACACCAACATATGTATCGCCACCGAATACATTTACTTTAGTATTACTGTTGTCTTTTACACTAATATAAGATCCTGTACTAATGTATACAGAGTTTTGTCTTGTAGCATAGCTATTACCACCATAAGGTGTTACAGACTGTTTTAAATTGGCAATGAGGATTGTATTAGCACTTTCAGGTCCAGCAGCTAATTCTGGTACTTCACCAACCATAGTATTACGAGAAGTCATATCCGTACTCTGAAATATTGCACATACCCCATGAGGTCCAACTTTCCTAACGTTGTTATCATCATAATCACTAGCCTTAGATGTATCTCCGTATACCCAGTTATAGTATACCATGCTACCTACATTGGTAGCTTTAGTTCTCCATGCGTCGTCATCTAAGTCAAAGGGATCTGTATTAGTAGCAATTGTAATGTCTTGAATTGATGCTGAATTATATCCCCCTGTAGTAACTTTATTGTAATACTTAGCTAAAGTGGCATCATACCATGATTCTGCACCCATATAAATTGCATTATTTGCAGTAGACTGTTTTATAGAATCACCTATAGCCGTAACCGAAGTATAAGCCCAACCGCTATTCTTAGCCCAACTAGTACCAGTATTCGAGGTTATATTCTTTAAATCATGTTTTGAAGCTTTTGCCCCAACCAATACTTTGACTTTATCACCTTTGGGTACAACCTTATCATTCGCAGGAGTACCGTTACCCATAGATTCATCAGGAGATATTGAAGATCTTAGTCTATATATACCTTTAATCTCTGTAGCTCTGCCTGTTACTTCAGATGCATTTGTTCTATTGACACATATTTCTGGAGATATAAATAAGAAATATTCATTAGCATTCTGACTACTAAAGTCAAAAGCATGTGCATATTTATTATTTTGTGACACCATACCGTGAGAAGTAGAATAAGTAAGATATGGAAAAGCAGTTAATTGATTTGTATTATCATAATTACAAACACAACTAACAGCTCCTTGCATCAATATTGTTCTATCTGAAATAGTTCTTTCACATCTTACAATCTCATAACCAGTAATCTTCTTACTTTGGATTAAATCACTTGGTATATTAACTGTGAATTGTACACCTAATGGGTGTGTAACTACTTCTAGACTATTAGTAGTACTACCACCAATATCTACTCGCATACCTGAAGTAAAGATGTTATAACCGGGTGCACTAGCTTTAGGCATTCTTATATCTGCGATCCAGCGTGCAGAAGATACTACATTTTCTTCATTGTGGAATACAATAGCAAAACGATATATTTCATCTCTCATATAACTCCTTGCCATTGATTCTACTTCACTATTACTATAGTTTAATACTTTAGCAGTAGCATCAGCAAAAGATAAAGACCCTGCATCTGACCAGGAACCATCTTCCTCAATGTTATATAAATCTAGAGTAGATGTAGAGCGTGCTTTAGAGTTTAATGAGAAAGAATCTTCAGCATAACCTGTCCTAGATGTAGGGGCATCACTTTCAATTAGATTTGTTTTTATAAACCTATATGAAATATTTTTACCTATACCACCATATACATACTTACCTGTAGCATCTGGAGCATATAAATACTGACTATTATCATCATAGTTTGCAGGACAAATACAGTCGTGATTAGTTGGTATATCTTTAGTACTTATTTCTGAAGTAGAAAATGTTATAGAATCCTGTCCAGATGTAGAAGTTAATAATATTTGACCATTCTTATTGCATCTATATGCTCTAGCATCAAATTCATCATCACTAATATCCCAAGTCTGTTCAGTGATATTAGCAGCAAATAACATGTTATCTTTAGATTCTATTACTTTGGGAGTAAATATATAAGTACTTAAACCATTGAATTCTTCCAGAGTAAGTTCATCAATAACTGAACCACCTTTATCTTCATAAACTAGAGTATTATTCGAAATACTTATTTCATCTATCACTGTAGTAACTGGTTCTGCAGTATTACTAGAGTAATATATAGAAATTATTCTAGCTCTACTAAAAGAGTTAGTATCCACAGTAGTCTGTAGCTTAATGGATCTGTTGGTAGTCTCTTCTTTAGAACTACCATAAATATCTTGGCTATTAGTATTTTCTAAACTTCTAGATACTGTAATAATTGGAGATAAAACAGATATAGATGTTTCAGATGTTCTGGGATTAAATAGTTGATAGCAATATTGATACTTACCGGCTTTCAATCCACCTGTACCTAAACCTTTAAAGAATAAAGGTGGTAATTGACTCTTTGGTGATATATTTAAAGAGTCTACATTAAGATTAGGATGAGTTGTGGCTACATTTAATACTCTAATTTGATGTACCCCATCACACCAGTATATCTTAACTAGATCATCAGATTCCCATTTACAAACACTACTAACAGCATAATGACCATCTATAATAGGAATGTCTAATGCTATGTTAGACGCTACTGTAGTTGCTATAGGTTCAGTTTCAGATGCACCAAAATCATATCTATAGATATTGAAGTTACTACCTTTCTTAGTAAACACAATTGCCCAATCCCTAATTGTATTTGTATGGACTATTGTTTCACCATTCAATGTCAATGTAGGATTGAGCTTACGCACACCTTCAATATTCTGCATTACTCCAGTAGAACTATTATCATTGGCAATAATACGTATGTTTTCTGCCCATTGATATTGTCCTGAATCTATAACTGAATAGTCTAGATCACAGTTCATTCCCTTCTGAAAAGTATTTGTTTGTCTTTGTGCATTCATTATGTAGTAGCATTATAAATTATTTGACGTTCCCCAGTATGACTATAGAAGGAATTATGATCTCTAAACTCAGGAACAATCTTATTCCAATTGTTCTTTATAGATTCTAAACCATCTTCGTTAGGCATCAATGCTTCCGCATATGCTTGATTCCTATAGAAATTCCAAGATCTACGAATATCATAATATACTTCCCTATTCATTCTACCATTAAGATACTCTGGGTATTTCATTTTCATTGTAACATACCAGTATAGAGCTTCAGTATATGAGGTCATGTCTGGTATTAAAGCATAACCTTCTTCATCTGTATAAATACCACTGTATGATAGCTTAAGATAACCACATGGAGCGTTGCACATAATATAACCAGGTTTAACAGTATATTGTATACCTAAACTTGGATTTGCTGTATCAAAATAAAAAGCTTGATGATCACCTATAGTGTGTTGATTAATTAAATTAGATACTATAGTTCTAAGATTCTGATTTGTATTAAGCATTTCAATTGCTTCGGTTTTATCTATATTACCATACATATCTACCACTAGATTCACCATCACATCATTCTGTACAATCATATTTGGATCGCAGTGTTCACATTTGCAATCATGTCTACATTCCTTAGTATGCCCAAAATGATCACAACAATCACAACAGCAATCGTCATGATCCCATACAGCAAATGAGCCTGTGGCTTTTCTAGTTGGAAACCACGGTCCATCACAATTAAATGAATACGCTACTTGATGAAGCTGATGTAAATCACATGGTATCTGAGCTTGATGATTGTGTATTTCTACAGTCTTTACCTTAGGTTCTAATTGTGTAACTGCACCAATTTTTTCCATTCCTTCAGCAATCCATTCGAAGTAGTCTGTGATTTTAATTTCATTTTCTTTTAAATCTAAATCCGCTATTATTTTTGCAATTACAGATTTAGAACTAATCAGTTTTGTAATCATTTTTATATCTCCATTTATATTTGTATGCAGTTTTACATTTACCTTGGCAACATCTTTTTATTTGTACACGTCTATTTATAAATCCCATAGCTTTTGCAGCGTCTGTAATAGAATTATATTCATTAACTACGTTTCCGTTTAAATCAAGTTGTAATACGGCCTTTCTTAACTTAGCTACATAATCAGAGTTCTTCATAAACTCTGACTTTTTTTGTAATGTTTCTTTTGACCATATTCTATTTTTGTTAGCTTCTCGAATAATATTCCTGTGTGTTTCAGTTATCACGTGTCCGGTATAAACTTCACCACTGTGGTGAGAAGCCAGTCTACATATATTATAATCCCCATCGGAATCTATCCATTTTTGCTCCAAAGTGATTAAGGTGTCTCTGATATTTTCACATTCTTCTAAAATCCAAAATTCGAATACAGACGCTCCATATTTATTGTACGCCCTTTGCAAATGTGTATTTACGTGTTTGTTTTTATTTAAATTGTTGAAATGTTGTCTATATCGTTTACGTAGATTTTCAGAACTTCCTATATACTTTTTATTATTGAGCGTATTTACAATGGCATAAATACCCGAAACATTTTCTGATATCTGAATATGACCAAAATAATAAAATTTAAATTTCAACATAATCTCTTACATGATTCTTTAATATTTGTGCCAGATGTCTCTTGTTATCTCTTGTCATTATCAATTGATATTTTGTTTTATTCTTAGTAAGCATATTTTGCTTATTCCAATAAAAACGATATTTGTATCCCCCAGTATGTTCATTCAAATGGTATATGATCTTATCATACTTCTTACTTTCAGCATAATCCATTCTCAAACTTTTGCCAGTATATTCTTTAGGTTTATGCTTTACTATGGATAATGTACCCATTCTACAAGGTAATCTGACTTCTTTTCCGTTTTCAATTATCTCGTCTCTTAAGTATCTAAAGTAATCTGAAACAATTTGTCTAAATACTTTATAAGAAACCTGATATAGTGGATTGTCTTCTACGTAATTACAATAACCATCATAGAAGTCAGCAATCGTATAAGCTTTTCTATTGTATTTAGTTTCTTGCATTCAGTTCGTTGTTAACGTCGTTTGTACTATTGTTCGTAGTGTCACTAGGGACTCGTAACATGATATTCAATTCTCTTTCAAATATCATTTGTTTAATCGTAGGTATCATATTTGCTGGCACTGGATACGGAGTATCATCTCTATCAAAACACTCACCAGCTTGGGTAGGATCTTCTAATATACCTTCTATTTTAACATATTCTAAATGTTCAGGACCAAGTATGTACAGATGATTACCTTTTATATAAGCGATGTAATCACTACAAGTATATTTTCTACTTACTTGGTATTTAGCTTTGGTTTCTGTACCAAGTTGAATTAAATCGCCATTCATATCTTTTACAGCAACTAAACCTAAACCAAAATGTAAGTCAATGAAATTAGGTATCTCTTCATCTGATTTGTAGTTATAACCGCCAGTACAATTACTTACTTTGGATATATGTAAAGGTCCAATAGTTTGTACATACTCTGGATTTATATCTCTACCCTTATCTAGATCCTGTTTAATTAAATATGCTCTATATTGATGTATCCACTGCTCTATCTGTATACGGGATAGCTTTTCACTTTCGCTAACATCGTTATCCCTCACAGTAAGTATGATATCATCAATTATTGTATTTAATGAATTAAATGTCATAATTAATTATTTTAAATAGTTTCTACATATAATCCAACAAGAGCTGACAAATCGTGTGTAAGAGGTTGTTCACTATTTCTTGTACATTTATATTTTATACCATTTTGGATATAGTATTTGTCTTTGAATATTTCCATAGGTGGAATGTAAACAATAGGATCATCTATAGTACCTTTGTGTTCTTCATCTACTACTTTCCACAAGCTTGCAGTAGCCATAGAAGGTTTCCAATTATCTTGAGTAGTATGTTCTTTTATACATTCCCAAAGAACATTATCAGATAAATATCTTTCTCCTACTTTAACAGTGATACCTGCAACCCATTCTGGATAATGATCTTTAACTTGTAATGCTTCACCCGGAGTAAGATCATATGTATTGATTTCTTTAGTAATCTCTTCATTAAGAACATTCAAAGCTAATATACGACTGAAGTCTCTGTTGATTACAGGCTCTTCTTCTGTACTAGTCCATTCTTCACTATTTAACAATTCAATAAAAGTTGGATCACTAAATGAATATCTTGGAAATGATTCATCTTCGAAAGGTACTAACATTTCTTCATGTAAAATAACTTTACTCTGATCTATACTTGTTCTCATTTCGGGCAGTATTTCAATACCATGTGATTTTGCCCATAATAAATCTACTATTGCGTATTTCATATTATTTTGCTTTTAAAGTTTGTAAATAGTTATATGCTTTGATACAATCTTCCCTGGAGAGGACTGTAGGATAAATCGCTAAGTTTTTGAAAGCAATTTTAGTATATGCGTTACCTGAATATCCTATAGTTAAGAAATTTTTACTGGTAGATTCCGTTTCTTCATTATAAATAGATTCTTTCCAGTCTTTTGAATAAATCCTGCCATCAGAACAAATTGCATTAACGGTATTTTGATCGGGAATCAAAATATTTCTACCATTTTTTATATTAATGAGCGTTGAATTATAATTATAAATGACTATACTATCAAATTTTACAATACCAGCATTGTCATTTTTCCCTGTATTTATAAGCTCCCAATCTCCTATTACAGTCCAATCATTACCCATTTTAAATATAGACGAGATTATCTTATCATCCACCCCATCAGTAACCAGATAGCCAGCATATTCACCTTCTTCATTGTAGCCACTCCCTTCTGCAAACCCAAAATTCGACAACACAAGATTATTACCATTGCCCGTAATGTTGGCAATAGTAGCACGATCTTCGTCCTCGTTGGTTTTGCCTACCACTG